TCTGGAGGAAATTCGCAGTGGCAGGTCAGACAGCACAAGGGCCGCCGCCGATACGATGATCAGCGAACGCATGTTCGATTCCTTCGATGTTGGAGAGGTTTAGAGGCGTGCTTTAACGTCGGCGCGCATCTTGTCGCCGCATGCTTTGGCGCCGATGACGTTCGGCGCGAACGGGAGCCGGGTGAAGTCCCACTTTCCGGCTTGCTTGATGCCCAGGTTCGGCTGAACCTCGGCGTGGGAAAGGATCGTCTTCGGCGTGACCGGGATCTTATAGAACTCGGCCAGTTGCGCGATGACGTCCATGGCGCGGTGCCACTGGGTTTCCGTCATCGGGAATTTGCCGGCATTGAACGGGCTCTCGATGGCCCCGGCCATGCATGCGAGCGAAACGCCGATCGATCCGGTGTTGCAGCCGCGCGTGTGCGCTGCATAGTCGTCATCGGCCGTGTTCACGTTGTCGGAAATCGTGTGGTCGCCGCGGACTACGTTGCCGGAGCCTTCGACGATGAGGTGATAGTGCTCCTTGTCGAGTTCTGAGGCTCGATAAGCGCCGGCACTCCAATGCGCGATGATACGCGACATCTTCACCGGCTGGAGCCATTCCAGCGGCAGGCGGTATGTCATCTTGAAAATACCTCTCAAAGGGACAGGTTGTAGAAAGACTGAAAAGCAACGGGAGACGCGGCAACGGCTTTGAAGGGCTCCAAAGATCACGTCCGCGTGGAAAGGCTAAATTAACCCGCTCCCCCGCAATCTATGGTCGGTTGCCATTGTCCCTGCACGTTACAACTGGCACTCAGAACCGCAGCCCCATAGACCCCGGGGCTGCGGTTTTGCCGTCGGGCCAACGCGGCGAAGCTCGGCAGGACAAGTGAGCTCGTCGTTTACCGAGGTCGCTCGCAATTGAAATATTGATTTAACTCTTCCTTGGCAGCGCCACCTTAGATTGCACTGAAATGGGAGAGGAAAATGCAAAAACTCAGGGAACTGGGGCGGCGCCGTTTATGGGTGAGACTGCCGAAATTTCGACGGGCGCTCGAAGCTGATGTCTGCCCGGCGGAGCTGAATGACCTTTTCGAGGCGTATGCACTGGCCGCCGAACGGCTAGAAGAACTGCGAGAAGCAGAACAGCCAGACCAACGTCTTGTATTCGAGTACGAGGTGGCAAGCAGAGGGATCGAAGAGGAGGTAACGCGGCTTCTAGATGCGATCCTCTGGGATCCGGTCAACAATCCCTTGTCATTGATCGAAAGTGGCCCGGTCCAAGGTCGCATACGAATTCGAGCTGGTTGGCCATCTTCATACTGAGAGGTCCTGTTCAAAGCACGCGGCCAGGTCGTGACGAGCGCGCTCCGAAACGCAAAAGGCCCCTTCTCCTACGAATAAGAGAAGAGGGCCCCGTCTGAGCGTTCGAATTCACAGACGGCGCTATCTACAGCTGAAATTTCCCTTCATTCAAGCCTCACGTCTACCTTGCTCCCGTATTTGTCCAGCGCCACAAGCACGGACGCAAGGTTGCTCTCGTTCAGGGGGGAGCATGATGGGCTATGATTGGGATGGCGCTCGCAGGCGCCGCTTTAAGATCGCGCGATATGGAACGGCCGTCGCGCTAGCGGCTTTGCTGGTGTCCGTCGCGACCGAGGTGGTGACGCGAGCTATCTAGAGGGGAATGTCGATGGATGCTTTGGGCGCGATCGTTCTGATTGCAGGGCTGTTCTGGCTGACCAGAAAACCTCTAGCTGAAAGCATTCTGCGTGACATAGATAACAAGCGAAACCTGCCCGCCGAACAAATCGCCGCCCGTGGCCGGTTCCTCGACTGGCTCGCTGCATTGCCGGCTTGGCCGGGAGCCGCGCTGATGGTCATCGGCGGCTCTTTGATCTGGCTATGAGAGGTTGCTCTCGTTCACTTGCCCTTCGAGGCGAGCGCCGCAGTCAGATAAACTTTCTCGTGCCGGGAATGAAAGAAGCCACACCATACAATCGCATCAGCATGTTGTTCGTCTTTTCGTTGCCTGAAGGGGCTCGCTGAGCGCTGACATTCTGTGTTGGGATAGGCCCGTCGGGTACGTCTTTTCCCAGGAACGAGCATAGCTTTTCCCAGCCATCGCCATCTTCCCAGCAAAAAACAAGCAAGCGATCGGCGGCACCCTTCGCAGCAAAATACTGCTGCACCTCCCGATTATGCCTCTCGTAGAACGCCAGGTGATGCCTACGGCTGTAATGAGGATAGTTGTATCCATAGGCCAGTTTGCGGCAGTGCTCTCGAGGCGGTGAAAACATCGAATGTTGTTCAAGGCTTCGTAGCCAGATCTCGGGCGTCTTTCTGATCGTGAGGATGAACTTCGCCTCTGGCCCGTAGCGCTCCTCTAAGTTGCGGTACATGAGCGGATAAGGCCAATCTTCGAACGACTGGTACTGATCAATTTCCGCCATGACCTCATCAAGGCAGCCTTTACGGAAGGCCTCTAGGAGATCGCGTCTGCACGAGAGATGATGGTAGCCTAAATGATGCAAGCACGCGGCGAGAGTTGAGGTTCCGGTCTTATTCAGACCAATTCCGAATACCTTCATGACCGCCACATTCCCAACATTCGCTGAAGCTCATACACCCCTCCAAGTGTCCCGGCGGATTTTTGTTGTCAAGGATAAACAAAGGACGCGCGTATAGACTTGCGCTGCTACTCACGGTTATGTTCATGCCGAAACATAGAGGGGCGCGCAGCAGCAGCGAGGAGCGGCTATGAAAGATCTATTCCCAAAAAACTCGGAAACCTTCTGCGCCGCTCCCTGGGTCCATTTTCTGACGGTACCGGACGGGTCCATTCTTCCTTGCTGCATGGCAAAGGAGGCTGTGCGGAAGGATACCGGTGATGGCTTCAACATCCGCGTCGATAAGCCAGCGGATATTTGGAACGGAACAGCTTATAAGCGCATCCGCCAAGCTCTTCTTAACGGCGAGCATCTTCCGCATTGCTCTTTATGCTATGACAAAGAGAAGATTGGCCTAAGTAGCTACCGACATCTATTCAATTCCAAGTACGTCGGAAAGACTGACCCTAGCGGGGAAGATCTGCTATCAAGCCGACTAGTTGACCCGTCTGACCCATTGACCGTGAAGCGGCCTATTTTCTTTGACATCAGGCTAGGCAACATCTGCAACCTGAAATGTCGAATGTGCGGCCCAAACCTCAGTTCGCAAATTGAGAAAGACGGAGTTGCGACAACCTGGTTAGGGTACGAGCCGGGTCAACGCATCGGCGATCTTGGAGATTGGCCGGAAGCGGCTGACCTTCTAGCGGATCTGAAAGAATTCTGTGTTGAGGCGGTTCGGCTTGAGCTGGTGGGCGGTGAGCCTACCCTCAGCAAAGGCCAGATGGAGATCCTGCAGTACTTGGCGGAAAATGATCTAGCGAGCAACATTGACCTGCTTCTGATCACGAACATGACCAACACAAACGACGCTGTGTACCGGACTATAAGCAAATTCCGCAACGTTACGGCTCATTTCAGTGTTGAAGCCGTCGGGCCAGTCAATGACTACATAAGGTTTCCAGCTAAATGGAGCCAGATTTCCAAGAACGTTCTCGACGTGAAGTCTAGGTACAAGAATATATACTTCGGTGCCAGCCCCACCTTTCAAGCCTATAACATCCTCGACGTTTGTGACCTGTTTGATTGGTGCATCGAGAATGGAGTCGAATTCGGGACCGGGAACATCTTGACGTACCCTTCATGGCTAAGCGTGCTTGTGTTGCCATATTCGGTGCGGCGTGTTGCCGCTGAGCGACTGGAAAGATGGGTAATCAACAAGCCCATCACGGATATCGTGAAAAACGATATCCTGCGCGTCGCGACCTACCTGCGCGAAGAGAGTTTGGTTGCCCCCCAAGAGGATATAGAGAAATTCGTTCTCTACACCAATGATCTCGACCGAACGAGGAAGCAAGATATTCGCAAAAGTCTCCCGGAACTTTACGCGCTATGGATAGAGGAACGCGACTGGGATCACCAGATTTTTCGGCATTCTGGAAAAGCCAGCAAGCGAGATACCGTTCATGTCAGCGCCACTGCGGCGGAAGGGGCACCCGATAATTTACCCGGAGCCCATCCAGATGCGACCTCTAATGATAAGCGCCCACGGCTGAGGCCGTGGGAGTCGTTACTCCGCCGCTGGCTCTACCGGTTTAGCGGTTGAGAACCAGTCGGCAGTGTCGAAACCCCGCTCAACCCTAGAGACGCCCTCCGCCCCTTAGTGCCCGCACTTCATCTGCTAATTCCTGCACTGCCTTGATCAGAATCGGCACGAACTGCTCGTAGCGAAGCGATTGTAGGCTGTTGGGGTCTGCCATATCGTCTTGAACCCAGCCACCGAAATCCACTGGTTCAAGACCATCAGCAAGCCTACGAACGTTAGCTTCGTCGATCGCTCGCTTGACCTCTTGAGCGATAAGGCCTGCGTGCTGGCGAATACCTTCCCGAGTTTTCTCAATCGGCCTCCGCTCGATCTTCTTTACTAGTGTCTTCTTCGGGACAGCATGCATCACCGGCTTCCGAACTGCCCTGGTCATTGGAACGATCTGTGGAGGCTGTTCAATGGTAGATAGATTGCCGTCCTGATCTCGAACCAACGTAGGCTCTAGCGGAATAACGTTGACGAGCGGAACACCGTCATCACCAATCACCGGCTCATTCGTGTCTTCGAACAATGGCTCGCCAGTGACTGGGTCTGTCGCTTGTACCGGATCTCCATAAACCGGAACTCGCTCAATTTCCTTCTTTTCTGTCGTTACGACCTTTTCGCCATCGAAGAACTTCTGGACCTTGGTCACTTCGATCTCGGTTGTCTCGATCTCCTCAACTTCGACCTCTTCTTCGATCCATTCGATTTCTCGACCACCTTCCTTAAGGCGGTAAGCGACCGGACGCTGGGCCAGGATGAAATCGAGACCGAGAGGGCTATCTACGATGTCGGTCTTCAGCCGTTCATCCGATCCCACCGTAGGAGAGTTGACGGTGTAGATGTTGGAGACCCTTCCAGTTGTGGTGCGCCCGAGGCTGTAAGCGTTGTCTGACGCAGGAACAAAAGCGCCCGTATCGACGTAGAAGCGATAAGTGCCGCCGGCAGAAAAGCCGAGCTGGTCTTCCCCGATCCGTCCCATCCCGGTGTTCGGGTCTGACATAAAGCTGAAGGCTGGAGACGCCCCGCTGCCGTTGCCGCCATAAGTACGGCCTCCGTTGTCTACTTTATAATAGATGCTGCCGATGGATCGCCCAGTTGTCGCGACAATGACATTTTCAAACGTAGCCGATCCGGCCTGATCACATACAAAACCGGAGAGGTAGGTACCCACCTGGGCCTCTACCCAAACCCCAATGCCATTGGTGCCGGTTGAACTGTAGAAGCTGGCTCCTTGACCAGCATAGTTCAGGATGGCCTGAAGGCGCTTCACCGTAGTGCCCGCACTGTCAATCCACTTAAGCGCCGTCTCGTTGCCTACCATGCCCCCTGTGTCGCCACCGACCTTCTCGAGGTCGGTGAGAACACCGCCGAGATCGTCCTTCTGCCCCTGCCTCCCTATCATGTAGACCACGTCGATTTCTCCACCGACAGACGAAGTCTTGTAGTTGGTTTTAGAGGAAGACAAAAACGCTGCGAAATCGCTATAGATTGGTCCATTTCCGCCGGAGCCGACGCTATCCCTCACAAACGCGACCGTAGCGTAACTTGCGCCGTCAACGCCTGGTGTTGAATGCGGCGCGGTCATGCTGCTGCCAGATCTATGCTGGCACCCCCAAGCCCCCGTGAAGCCTCCGGCGAGCGGAATTGTCGGCGTTACCGCGAGATCGAAAGAATAGCCCCCTATCGAGTTCCGCTGCTGCACATTGAGATCACCCGCCACCTGCGCCGGCGTGCGGGTCTCATACCCCGTCGCATCCAGCTTCTGCCGGAGATAGGTGCCGGCAACAGCGGACGGGAGATTGACACCTGCAGCTGAGGCAGCAGCCGCAGCCGCCGACGCAGCCGCCGCATTGGCGAAACCTTCCGCAGCCGCCACCACGGCCGCGCTCGCCTGGTCGCTGAGCAGCCGGAACGTCGATCCGCTGACGGTACCGAGGACAATCATGCCGGCAACCAGGCCACCGACCGAAACGTTGTTGCCGGCATTCGTCTTGATCGTCAGCGCTGTGCCACCGTTGAAGCTGATCGTCACCGGGCTTGCTGTGTTCGCCTCGAAGATGTTCGACCAGACGAGCGCGGAGCCAGAGACCGGAATGCTGGTGGTCGCCTGGATAGCGTTCGGGGTGCCGGCCCCTACATCGCTCGCAATGATAAACGAGAACGGCAGATCCGAGACGCGCGCCCATGATCCGGTGCCCGAAGCACCAGACTTCACATAAATGCCGTTGTACGCGACAGTCGGGTCGCCCATTACCCATGCCGTGGTATCTGCCGCGTGCGCGAGATCTGCGAACAGGGCTGCTCGGCTCGTTTTCAGGATGTTCCCCGCGCCGGAGGTGAACGCCAGGATCACCTGCTCGAGCCACGTTCCCCAATCGCGGATTAGTGGCTTCATCGGCTGGTCAGGATTGGAGCTCGGCCCATCCGAAAAGATCGTGGCGGCAAGTTCTACCATTGAGATTTCCTCATGCGAAAGCGCTCCAGCGCGCGGCTAGAGCTATGGATGGTTTGTGACCGGGATTGCTTAGGTGACGACGGTGGTTACCGACGCCTGCGCAGCGGATGGGACGCCGGAGATGTTCTCGGCGCCGCACCAGTATTTCCAGGTGCCCGCACCGGGGGTGTCGTTGAACGAGATCGTCTGGTTAGCGGTGACGGAATAGGTCCCGATCGTCGTTGCCGCAGCGAAGCTCTGCGCCGTCGTCCCACGCTTGAAGATGAGAAACCGGGTGTTATCGTTCGCGGCCTTGGCGCTGACGGGAACCGTGGTCACCGAGTCTGGCGCCGTCAGGTTCGTAGGCGTCCCAGGGGCTGTGCCGTCCACGGTCGATGTGATGCTGGCCGTGACAGACCAATCTGAGTAAATGCCATTGGTAGCAACGAATGCAGCCTGGATGTCGATCAGTTTATTCGCGGGGACTGTGGTGGTCGCGAGGTCTATGTATCCCCCAGCCGGAGTGGCATCAGGGAACCGTTGCTCAATCCAAGCGCCGGGATTCCCCAAGCCATCGGCATCAGCCACGCGGTACCGCACAACTGGCGTTAGGCTGTCATCGTTGGGGTCGATAATGACCACGCGAATGTACACACTTCCGCTGTTCGACTTTGCTTGAACCAGATTGATGACAGGCGTTGCCAGACCGGCCGCGTTCGGGGCCGATGGAACAGGAGGCTGCTGCCCCTCATCAGTTGCCGGTGTCCATGCGTCGATGTTGCCAGGGTGCTGAACGATGTCCATCGAGAAGCCCCCGCGCGTGATCGAAAGCAACGCCCGCCGGTTTTCTATGATTTTGTTGTTGAGGCGGGGCAGCCGGTTCGGCGTTTCCAATCTATTCCAACGGCAATAAACCGCATTGATACCGGATAGACGGACGTCGAGAGAGCCGCGGACCTTCTCACGAATGCGCAACCATTCGCGTTTTGCCAGGCGGCGTGCCTGCCGCCACTGGTGCACCCAGGTGTATTCCGCCTCCTGCGCGAGAACTCGCCCGGCTTCCAGTTGGGACGCCGTGTCCTCGAAATAGTCAGTGTCAGCGGTCGCATAGTCGATGGCCGGGTATGTAAATTTAGGAACGAGACGGTTGATCTCGTCTTCGAACAGCACATCGTACTGGATGTTGTGACCGACGATGTCCGCGTCCGTCAGAACGCCACACCGGCTTTCCCTGAATTTTCCAACAGTCAGGATGCGCGCGCCATCCCCTCGGCTGACGAGGTGTCCGTCGCAGGCTGCAAGAATGGCATTCGTAGCAGCCTTGGGCCCATTTTCCGTGGTGTCGTACCCGTTGCACTGGTAGCGCTTCTCTGTGCCACCGCCGAATAGCGGAACGTCTTCGTCACATATATCCGCTTCCTCGATCCATAGATCGAGAACGGGCAATATCGCCTTTGTGTAGTCCAGCCTTTCGCCGAACTCATTGAAGCAGAGATGCCAGGCGAGGATGACGGCGCAGTTTTGCGTCCATGTCCATGTCGAAGGATTCGCCGGATTCTGGGCTGGGTCGCGGAAATCCCAGCAGAAAGCGAGGTCGGCTTCGACCGAAACCGAAGGAGCGTTGTATGGGAACCGCTTGCTGAAATCCTTCTGCTTCGGCGTGCCGCAGATCATCGCGACAGACGCTTGGCCATCCCCGCGATGGGCGTTGGTCCACGATTCTGGAATGCCGGCGACGACGTCGGCATAAGGCGTCTCTGGATTTGCCCCGAGACGGGAGTAGAGCAGAACCGTGTTGCCGCCATATCTACCATCAGCCAGACCGTTGACGATGTTGCCGCTTCCGATCGTGACTTCGTCATCGTGCAGAAAATACCGGTTTATCGCCTTGATCCGATGGCCCACGAGACCTTGGACCGCGAACAGACGTCTCCCTTTCGCTTCCCAAAGCATATAGGCGCCGGCAACGCGTGTCCGCCCAACTCCCCACCAACGGTATGGGATAGCTTGCGTCTTCGGCACCTTGCCGTCTTCCGGCTTCGGCGTCTTAACGCCTGGCGCCAAGAGCAACTGCAACCCAACCGTCAACGCCGTCGCGGCGATGGCCGACGCTGCCCCGACAGCGAATGTGGTCAGCGCGGTACCGGCGCCGAATATGGGCGTGAACAGCGCCGTGAAGATCGGGGTGAAAATCGGATCGAAAAGAACGCGGCTGTAGTGCGACGAGCACGCGCGCAAGTCGACCCGCACGCGATGGATGATCTCTTCCGATGGCGCGCTCTCATAAAGGACCTTGAGGCTCAAGCCTTATCTCCCCGGCTCCAAGCCGCAACAAAGTCGCATCGCTTCGCCCTGACGCCTGCCGGCGCGAGCACCGCCCAGAGCGGACCGAAGCGGATTGCGCCAATTTCCTTGAGGGTTCCGTCGATGTCGGACGCAGCCATAATGATTCCGATGTCGCCAGTAACCGGCATTGTGGTGCGTGAGTAGCCGAGCGGCTTCACACCATTGTCGATCATCGGGATGAGGCCGCCGGCCCGCGCGACGAACGCCAAGGCGCCTTCTTCATCCCGATACGTCCCCCTCACCTTCTCGGCCGGGTCTGTTCCGGTCTGGTCCGCAACCCAAGAGGCGCAGAACATGATGCAGTCGTCGCCGCCAAGGCCGCCCCATCGGAAGCGATGCGGCAGCTTCAAAAACTCGTGAATGTTCATGGTCACCCTCAGGTGTAGTGAGGCCATACCGGCTGGACGCCACGCGACAGACGAGCGGTGCCATCACAGAACAGGTCCGTTGGAGAAATGGCCTTCTGGTGCGGCGCGGACCAAAGTGACCGAGAAGCTCTCGATCGGGTTGTTCCCCCTGAGACGACCGACAAGGCGAGCGTCAGGCTCTGGCTGTCGTTCGCCTGGACCATTGGGCTCGATTCCGAGACGTGCGATGACGTCCCAGTCCAGATCGGGATTATCTTGCTCATCGGTTGGTAGTACTGATCCAGAGTGGTAAGCCCCAACTGGACCGCTGCGCCTCGCAAGGGCGGCAGGCTGTCGAGCATTTTGCCGCCGGTGGTCGGGTCGATACCGGAAACCGAGAACTCGACGCTGTCGGCGGTCCCATTGACCAGGACCTCGAGCGTCGGCACGCCCTGAAGCACTCCGCCTCCGAGATAGACAGTGCCTTCCGGGTCGATGCTGTCGAAGCCGGTCTGAATATCGTGGACCCCGAACCACATGTGGAGCGCGGGATCGGTGTCAATGCGTAGGAAGATGCCAAGCTGGTGGCTCCCGCGCATCTCCTCAATGACGTCGTCTGGAACCCACCCCATTAGAACGCCTCTGCGAACTGCAACGACGGCCGAGACTGGTACCAGGCCTCATAGTCCCACGGTAGGGTAAAGCCCTTCGGGAATTGCATGACGCATGTCGGTCGCGCCAGCTCGACGCGGGTATTGAGCGCCGCTGCCTCACGAAGCGCCGGGGCAATGCCGAGCTGATAGTCGACGTAGTTGAGATTGACGCCGCCGACGTTTTCAACCCCTTCAGCTGCCTTGTGGCTTTCCCAATAGCGATAAGCGCGCCAGCCCTTCGTCGGGTGGCAGATTGAAAACCAGTCCGACCAGCGAAGTGGCCTGGCGGCCTCGTAGACGCGCATGGAGAGTTGGCCGGCCCCGACTGTCGCCGAGGCCGTCAGCTTCCCCCAGACGGTGGCCTGCGAGTAACCGGAGAGATCCGAGAACAGTGCGCCGTCCGAATGCGGAATACCGCTGATGATCGGCCGGCGCTTGCCGTTAATGACCGGGAATGGCCCGATGCCGTCGTTGATGATCGACACGTTGAAGAAGCGAAAGCTGCCGTTCCCTCGCGCGCCGAGCCAGTTGATGACCTCGTGACGCTCCATGTCGTCGCCCTGCAAGACGCAGCGCTCGTATGTCGCCATTACCCGGCCGCCGCCACTCATCTCGATCGCGATGGATTCGCCGTTGCCGTTGACGCCCCCATCGATGCCAGACCCGGGAACGTCGAAACTTGCCCGGGTCGGTCGAAGATACTGGATCGGGACGGCGGGCTGATTGATGTATGACCTCGCCATGCTCAGCCCTTCTGCGATGTGTACCGGGTCTGTGTCTGGCCGAAGCCGCCGCGGCGCTGCTGCTCGTTGTATTCCCGCATCGCCTCGCCGACGCCCTGCTGCACCAGCTTGCGGACGTGGTCGTCGCCGCTGGCTCCCTGAATGTTGACGTTCAGGTTAGGCGTGCCGGCATTGGCCCGCTGGCCGTTGTTGTCGTTTAGTGCCTGCATGAGCTTGTGGTTGCTCATGACGCCAGAGCCTTGCGGCAGGTTCAGCAGTTCCGGGCCGCGCTCGCCGACGATCGAGAGGCCGCCGGGTGCGTTGTTCGTGCCGTTGGCGTAGAGGCCGACGCCTCCGCCTAGCCACGCGCTAGCGAACTGGCCGGACGATGCGAAGATGCTCCGACCGATGCCAGACAGTGCCGACAGCAGCCCACCCCCGCCGCCGGACGCGCCGGCCGCCAATGTACTGCCCAGCTGGCCCAGGCCGTTGCCGAACTGCCCGAGGCTGCCGCTTGCCTTCTCAAGGGCGCCATTGAACTTGGCGACATACGCGTTGCCGGTCGTGCCGAGGATATCCGCACCCATGCCACCCTTGCCGACGGAACCGGGTCCGCCGAACCACGCCTGCGCCGCGCCGGATGCACCATACCGATCGACGTAGCCGCCGAACCGGTGCGAAAAGATCGCGTCCTGCGCGCCTTTGTCGGTTAGAAACTCGGAAGCCGACATCGTGCGGCCGAGCGCGGCTTGCGACCACGGCCCGATGTTGGCGCCCATGACCTGATAAGCGCCATAGGCGCGGTCACCACTTCTGGTGAGTGGGCCCAAGGCGCCATAGTTGCCGCTGCTCTCGATCGACTGGATCGCCTTGGCATAGGCGGATATGCCGCCGGCAGAACGATTGTCGTTCGCCGCGCCACCGTAGCCGAGGAGCGAGCCCAGCGTCGTAGTCGCGCCCGAGATGCCGGAAGAGGCAAACCCAGACGACGAAGACAGGGACGTGCCACCGAACATCGCATTGACCAGCGAGTTGGTGATACGCTCGATTGCCTGATCGCTTGCCTTTGCCAACGCATTGATCAGGGCGTTCTTGATCGCGTCGCCGAGGGCCTTGCCGATATCGCCGCCGCTGGACAGCAGACCGTCGCGGAGGTCGGTGATAAAGCCACCGATCAGTTCCTTGTTCTGCTCGCGCCCCAGCTGGCCACGGATAGCGTTCGCCTCAGGCGAGTTCAGGTTCTCATCGAAGCCGTACCGGTTGAGCGTGCTCGCGACCTGACGATCTATCGCGCTGCGCTCGGCCTGGCGCTCCTGAAACGACATATCGAGCCAGAAGTCGGCCTTTGCATCTTGCGCCTGCCGATAAGCCTTCGTGACGTCGTCTACCTTCTCCTTCTGCTCCTCGAGCTCGAAGAAGTTCGGCCGGCGGCCCGGTACCGGGATATCGGTCAGGCGGCCATCTGAATTGAGGATCCGCTCCGGATCAGCGTCACCGCTCAGTTCTATGTTCGGCCGACGGCCGGGCGTCGGAACGTTGAACGGCACGAAGTCGGCAGAGCGGAACGTGCGGCCGCCTTCGGTGAAGGTAGAGCCCCCGACGATGTCCTGGACGTTGGTGCCGCCCGCAATGCCAGCAATCCAGGCGAGACGCGCCTCACGCGAAGCCTCGATGCTCTTACGGATCGACTGAGTGATCAAGTCGAAGGCGTCGCGGAAGCTCAGAACGGACTTCACGCCGTACTGGTCAACGGCCTCGGACAGAGCCATTTGCGCACGGTTGTAGTCGGCGACCGAAGCTGTCCCATCGTCGAGACGCTCGCGGAGGTCACCGAAGGCTTGCGAGAAGTCGCGGACAAAAGCCGGATCCGCGTCAACGCCCCGCAGCCCCCGCACCGCTTCGGAGAACTGTCGGTTAACGCCTTGCAGCTTTTCGCCCAGACCGTCCAACTCACGGCCGGCGAGGATTTCGGACGCTTCCTTGCCCTGCGTGATCTTGTCGGCGCGGTCGAGCTCGTCGACGTAGGCCTTAAGCTGCGGTACCGCGTCGCCCCAGAGCGCGGCGGCGCGGCGAATGACGTCGTTCTGCTCCTCGAAGAGCTTGGTGGTGCTCTCGGCGCCGCTCTCGGCGGTCGTGAAATACTGGATCAGCGCGGCGGTACCGGCGGTCAAGCCGATGGTGATCAGCGATACCGGGCTGAGCAGCGATGTGAATGCAGCCGCCAAACCGGAAACCGGCCGCTCCATGGAGCCGACGACCGACGCAAGCTGTGTGCCCTGCTGCAGGCCGATCATGAGCGGGTTCATGCCCATGGCCGCGGTAACGGCGATGTCCTGGAACTGGAAGGCAGCGTTCGCCGAGTTGAAGCTCTGCGCGCCGCCTCGGTTGCTGTTGGCGGCCTTCACGGCTGAGCCAGCGGCAGTGGCCGACGTCTTCAACCGCTCGAAAGCCTGGCGCTCCCGATCGAGAGCAGCGGTCATCTCCTGCGCTGTGATGGCGCCGAGCTTGTGCGCCCGCTGGATCTCGCCGACGGTGGCCTCGTACTGCTGCGTTGCCTGGGCGAGCGGACGGAATTTCATCGTCAGGCGCTCGACTTCCATACGGAACGCGCGGACGTGATCATCCTGCGAGCCGAACGAACGGCCGAGGCCATCGACTGCTGGCAATGCTTTGCGGGCGTCGTCGCCTGCCTTGCCGAGCGCCGCGCCAAGGCCAGCGGCTTCCGCTTCAAGCTTATCGACAGCCTGGGTGGTGCGCGCGGCCGCCGCCGTCAACTTGTCGAGATCAGCGGCGCCGGTTACTGCCGGCCTGCTGTCGATCTTGAAACCAAGGGTCGCTTCGGTCACTGGCTATCTACTCTTGTTTGGGAAAAGAGCGTCGAAGAGACGCGCGGTGAGCGGACGCTCGGAGACCTGTGGCTTCTCGGGCTCTGCCTGCTCCTCAACCTTCGGCGCCATGACTTCGCGGCGCTTGATGTCGAGAGCGAGGATGGCGTCGAGTTGCCATTGTTTCAGGACGAGGCCGCGAAGCCTCGCCCATTCTGCTATTGCGACAAACCCGAGAGCATTTGGCCCGTAGCCATTGCCGGTGCGCTGCGCGTCGAGCTCCTGAAACCAGAACCAGACTTGCTGACCGGCGGCAGGCACCACCAGCTTCTTGCCCTCATGCTGATCGACGATGAGCCGACAAAGCCTGTCGATCAGCCTTTTGTAAAAGAGCTACGGCGCGCGGCCTTCGCCTCCACCTGATCACGGATGATCTTGAGTTTGGTGTAAAGGTTTCGGACGTTCTCTTCGGAGAAGGGAATGACCTGGCCAGCAATCTTCGGGTTCGGTGTCCAGTGCGTGGTGGCCTTTGCCAGGATCGCGATCAGACGGGCGTCGGACTCATCTGCCGGCGCTTCGCCCAGGCTCTCGCGTTCGGCGGCCGCCTTGGCGAACTCGGCGGCAACGTCGCGCATGGCCTTCTGCATGCGCTCGCTGTCAGGGCCAACGACACCGATCTTGAGGCCGATCGGCTCGCCCTTCTCGTTGAGGATGGTGATCTCGATGCCCTCTTCCTGAGACTGCGCGAGGGCTTCGAGGCCGGAAAGGTCTACGAACTCAAGATCAGCCATTATGCACCACCGACAGGAGCGACGGTCAGGACCGGTGAGTTGATTTCGACGTTGCCCTGCAGCAGGCGAGCGGTGTTTGCCCCGCCGCCGTTCTCCTGGGCGGTCATGACGATCCCGTAGAAGTATTTCACGGTCCCGGTCGGGACTGACGTCGCGGTGTGGACGCCGCTTTGCGTGCCCGTCGTGTTGATCGCCGAGCCGCCCGGGGTAGCGGCAACGCTGAAGGCGTCCGTGGTCGGGCCAACGACATAGTAGGTGGTTCCGGCGACGAGGCCCGTCGGGAGAGCGCCGGTCGTGCTGAACTTGATGCCGGTGCCAGCGGCGAGACCGTGCGCGGTCCACGAGATCACGCCCGGGGTGGCGATCGTCATTGTAACGGTCGCCGTCTTTGCCGGCGGCGCGTCGTCGAAGGCGAGCTTGAACGGATAGTTGTAGTCGGTCTTCTCGGCTGCGATCAGCGCGATCTGGCCGGCGTCGTTAGGCAGGATGATGAAATTGTTCTGCATCGAGCCAGCGTTACGCGTGCCCTTGGCCTTCAGGTCACGACCGGAAGAGATGATGGATTCGGTGATCAGCGCGGCGGCGTCGCCGATGGCTCCCATCGTCTGCCAGCCCTTCATTTCGGTAAAGCTGACCGAAGAAAACAGCGCCGCGTTGATGTCCGCGTCATCGGGGACGTCGTTGACGGCCGGGCCGATATAGATCTTGGCACCGGCGACCGGGTAAAGCTGAGCCATAGCTCATTCCTTTCTGTCTGATTGCGCTTGCCGAAGGCGCGGAGCGGCAGGGCCAATCAGGCCGGAACTTGCGGGTAGCAGCGCCACCGGGTGGTGACGGGGATGTTGTGGTGGGTGTCACCGGTGACGAGGACGCCGATTTCCGGATCCTCGTCGGTGCGGACCTGAGTGTCGGTCCGGAAGAGTTTGGTGCCGCGGCGGAAGTGCGCGCGCAGCTGGCCGGCGAGGTTGTAACCGTCGACGACCGCCAACCCCTTCGGCCACATGACATTCGTGCGCATGAAGCCCTGCCGAATCGGGTCCATCTCCATGGAAATATCGGTCTCGATCGAGCGGTTGAAGTGAACCTCGCAGACGACGAACTTGCTTGTCCCGGCCGGGCTGTAGGCTGCCCCCGGCAGAACGACCGTGACGCCAGACGGCGGGACGAAAGCCTGCACTCGCACCAGCAACGCCTGATAGATTTTCATTTCCACCGTGTCGGCCATCTGCTACCTCTGGCCCATGGCCGAAAAACCACTGAGCGACACTGAGGTCTATGACCTCCTGCATGAAGCGCTGTCGCTGCTGATGAATAAGACCGTGAAGACGGAAAACGGCCGTCAGGTGCTCGCCGCCGCTATTCGCGACCTCGATATCCTTCAGCGTGCTTTGCTGATTATGTCCGAGGGCCGCGACCCGCTTCAAAGCGACCGCGAACCTGCTCCTCCGCCCGCTTGACTGTCTGCGGCCAGTCCTGGGCGGCAGCATCTACGAACCCGAAGCCCTGCTGATTGTAGACACGGCCGAGGCTGTCAGCCCCGACGAAGCCGTATTCCATTCTGGGCCCGTAGGCGGCCTGGAAGCCGAGGAAGAGCGTCTCGCCGATCGATAGGTCGGCAATGATGAGCTCGACCACGCCGCTGCTGTCCGGATATTCCTTCTCGCCCTGGTCGACCGTCGGCATGGCCGTGGTCGAAGCCATCAGCGAGTTCTTCAGGTTGCCGGTGTCGAAGGGCATCCGGCCGCCTTGCGCCGTGGTGATGCGGACGTCATTGGCGACCATCTGCGCGGCGGTGCGCAAGACTGCGGCCTCGCGCTCCTGCTCCTGCTTCACCCATTCGGAGACCTGGGCGGCGAATGAAAGGTTCTCTGTGGCCATCATCGACCTCGTGAGCGGGCGTATTCCTCGGCGAAGTCGAAGTTGTATTCGACGTGGCAGCGACAGGCGATGATCTCGCCCGGGCCTGCGCCGAGGCTGGTATCGCCCGGGAAGCGCATCAGCGCACCCGACGGCGATTGGAACGGCATGTCCATGCCAGTCACTTCCTCTGCATTCAGGACCTGGTGCGTGTGGCGCACGTGTCGATCGCCGACTGAGCGCCAGCGGCGGGTGACCAGCGTGGCATCCCTGCCCGATCGGTCCAGCCCTTGCTGATATGCCTCATGCTTGGCGGCGTGAACCGACGACTGCGTTTCGGTTCGCGCGATCGTCTCGCCGCGGAACTGGACATAGCGATCAGCGAGGCGCCCAGTAACCTTGGCGACGACGTCAGCCGGAAGCGATTTGCCCTCGCGGATAGCCTTGGCGACCTGCCGATCGAACCGCTTGTCCCGGCGCGTCAGCGTCAGGTAGTGCTTCATGCCCTCGACGTCGCCCGACAGCAGCGCCCCGCGAGCGTTCTCGACGGTGCGAGCCAGTTGGGACGTCAGGCCGATCAACCCGCCTTCCCGGCGACCTGTCACCCGGTTGATGCGTCCGGCGAGATCCAGCGCGATCGTGCGCGGCCCCTGCCCTTGAGCATAGCCGGCATGGATCGCCTCGCGCGCCATCTGCTTCGTGTCTTTCGTGACGTGCGTGATCAGCTTCGACGACTGCTCACGGATGATCTGCTCGGCGCGCTGATTGCCGACGTCCCAGCGGACGACGACGCGGGCGCCGGCAGGATCGGAGAGGCGCGGCATGTTCTGGGTGACCAGAAGGCCACCGGCGCTGAACGCCTCACGGATCGCCTCCGACAGAGGCCGGAAAGCCGCGGGGTCGATGTGGAGCGCCGCGATGGCGCCCTCGATGTCCTGGCGCTCCAAGCGCTCGACGACCTCCTTGAGCACGATCTCGGACTTGATGTCGTCGATCGCCTCGCGGAATGCTCGCTCCATGTTTGGGGCGAGTTCGTTGATCAGCGCCTCAAGCTGTTGGCGAAGTGAAGCCACCTTCAGCCCCGCTGCATGTAGCCACGCTGGCGCATGACTTCAGCTTGATGCATGCTCCGCACCTCTTCCTTGATCACCTCAACCGTGATCGGGCTTGGAGCGATTGGCTCAAGCGGCAGGATCTCGCCGTGGATCAGTTCTGAGGTCGCCGGCTCGCCGACGAGGATGGCAGCCGGAGCGGCAACAACACCGCCGCAAGCGAAGCCGAGGAAAGCACGCCGGTTCATTCCTGCGCTCCCTTTTCCTTTTTCGCCGGCTTCTCCTCGGGCATCTCCTCGGCGAGGCCGAGATTGATAAGCCCCTTGGCTATATTGGCGCCGCCGACTTCGAGCTCGTCGACAACCTTGCCAACTTCGAAATGCGTGTAGGCCTTCACGAAGCGGATTTTCATGCTGCGATCCTTCCTTGGACGATGAAGACGACAACGGTCACGCCGTCGTATTTGTTCGGGTCGCCGGCAACGATGGCGTAGTCGGTACCGTTGGCGGTGACCACGTCACCGACCGTCGGCTCGATCGCCAGCCCGACGGACGAGATGTAGATCTGCATGTCGCCCGTCCGGATATTCGTTCCATCGACGTAGCGGGCCTCGTAGGCCATAGGGACGAGCGTTGCTGGGTATGGCGTGGTCACGGGCTCGCCGCCGAGAACGGGATCGGGAGGCGTGATGCGGGTGACGACGCCGACCTGGCCGAACTTGGCAATGAGGCGCTGCGCCGTGGCTTGCAGGCGCGCGTAGAGCGGATTGACCATCAGACTACCAGCGCCCCGGGCCAGACTGGCGTCAGGAACGGCCAGAGCAGCCCCTCGATCGTGGTGACGACCGGAGTTGCAAGCGCGACCACATCGTCGATATCGGTCGACGACGACGTCGCGTATTCGACTTCAAGCTGCCCGACCTTCTCACGCTTGACCGTCGAGGTGCCGGTGACGACGGGCGATAGGCTGCCGGGGTTCGTCGTTTCGAGGAACGCGGCCTCATAGGAAGCGTTGATGATTGGGACAGGCACCTCGCCGGATGGGATCGCCTCCCCGTAATAGGTCGACGCACCGGTGCGCGGCCATGCCCGCTCCTGGGCATAGCCGCCGGAGCGGCGGCCATTGAACCGAGGCTCGTACCGATCGATCACCAGAGAACCGCGCTGGCGCGCCGCGGTCTTCTGGGCATCGGTCGTACCATCGGGGAAGACATAGCCAGCCGCCGTAGCGTAAGCCGTGAAGCCGTCGTTATCGCCGTATCCAGCCATGTCATTCTCCGGTGGGTAGAACCCGGCGCTTATGCGCCGGGCTTGGTTGCCAGTTCTTCGAGCGCCAAGAGGATCTCGTCCTTCTTGGCCGGCGTCTTGTCGCCGAGCAGCTTGGCTGCTGCTGCCTTGAAGGACATGAACTGCACGTTCGGGTCCTTCGCCATTTCGATGACTTCTGCGGCCGTCTTCGGCGGCTCTTCCTGTTGTGCCTTGAGCTTCGCCAGTTCGGCGTCGCGGTCGGCCAGGAGAGCCTGAAGCCGCTCAAGTTCGGAGCCGGTGTTATCGGCTGCTTCCTTGAGGACCGGAGCCCCTGCGACGACAACGACCGGGTTTTCGGTGTATTTGCCGTCGATCTCGAACCAGTTCGAAGCCTCGATATGAGCCTTCTCGCGGTCGAAGATTTCGACCTCGACCGTCTCGCCCGGCTCAATGAGAACCGGGCCGTTCACCGCGTTGACGCCGCGGGGGCCCTTTTGGGTGTTGGTGACCTTCATTGCCGCCTCCCTTAAATGCCGTCGAGGTAGCGAACGGCCTTCGGCCGACGAATATCGACGCCGCCGACGCGGAAGATGCCGGGGACATCGAACTTCATCGGACCGGTCTGCCATGCCGGCAGGAACCGGAACGGCATCGGAATGTGCATCTTCAGCACTTCCGGCGAGCGACGGTAGGCAACCATGCGCTTGGTACCGCCTGCGCCGGCGGTATCGAGGTAACCGAACACACCGCGGATGGTGAGCGGCTGGCCGGTAGTCCGGGTGTAGATGTTGTTCTTCTCGATCCATTCGAGGATGGTCGTCTGGTTGACGGCATCGATACGACGGGTCGAGAGGTCCAACAGGACCGAGTACGGCAGGAGGAGCGTATCCGCGATTTCCGCGCCGAGCGTGCCGGTGAAGATGCCGGTGAGCTGGCCGTTGATATCGCGAAGGATCTGGTCCGGCGTCTTGCTGGCGAACGTCGTCGCCGAGCCGGTACCGTCGGCCGGAGCCGTGGTGGCCGTCGGCGTCGAGGAGTTGACCAGACCGGAATAGCCCTTGCCGGTATCACCGACGAAGGCCACCTGGTCGATCTTCTCTTCAGCGATGCGGCGGGCAGAGCTTGCCTTGTCCGAAGTCAGGCTCATGCCGAGCAGCTGGGCGGTGCCCAGTTCCTCGAGCGTGTAGCCGTAGCCGATCGCCGCCATGCTGACGGTCGTCTCGAACTTCTCGCGGGTCAGTTCGACCTTCGGCACGTCGTGCGCGAGGCCGCTGAACCACTGAGCCTGGCCGACCGAGTCCATGGAGAAGTACGTGACCGACTGGATCCATTCCGGCGCCGAGGTGTCGACGGGGATCAGCTGGGAATACTGGATCTCCTGGTACTTCATCGCGTAGACCGTCGGCTCGATCAGCGAGGCCTGACGGATAAGGAAGCTCATCGCGACCTGCTGAGCGTCCTGGGTGATAAGCATATTCATGTTGGATCGCTCCTGTTAGCCGAGGCGAAGAGCAGCGAGGCCGGCACCAGAGGTGCTGGTGTCCCACTGCGCGCCCGCGATGAGGGTGTTGGACGTCGAGACGTTGGTGAGAACGCCGGTCGCCGGGACGTAGTAGACTGGATCGCCGACGGCGACCGCGACGGACGCCTGCACGACGATGACGCCCTTCTTCATCACGGCGACGTTGTCGTACTGGTCGTACTTGCCGTTCGGGCGGGTCGTGTCGAGAACGGCGATACCGGCGAACTTGACGGTGATCTCCGAGTCCACGACCTGGTTGTCGGCGGTGCCCTGCACGCACACCTTGCCGAAACCGATGCCCTCGACGTCTTCGGCGAGCCGAGTGACGACGTCCGAAGGCTCCATGTTGAGGACCATGCCCTCAACCCAGCGGGCGTGAGTGGCGCTATAGGTAGTCTGAACTGCCGGCATCACTTGGCTCCCTTCGTCTGCCAGGCCGATTCGAGATCGGAAACCATGGCCTTGTGGGCGGTTGCGGATGCGTTGGCGTCAGTGGTCTGCGAGAGACCGTTCTGGACAGCCACGCGGAACGGATCGACGCCGCCTGCGCTCTTGCCCGCGTCCTCGACGAGCATGTCGAAGCGAGCATCGATGTAGGCGTCCGACTTGTCGGCGACGGCGGCATCGCCGATCTTGGCGACGACGACGGCCTTGCGGATCGCGGCATCGCTGAGACCTTCGATCTTGACGTCCTTGGCCAGGACCTTGGCCTTGGCGACGAGATCGGCGCGAGCCTGCACCCGCTTGTCGAGGTCGGCGTCGGAAAGCACCTTGGCCTTCGTGGCGTCGAGCTCGGCATCCTTCTTCGCCAGTTCGGCATCCTTGGCGGCCAGGGCCGTCTGATGTGCCGTTTCAGTGGCGGTAAGCTTGGAAACGGCGTCGGCAAGGCGCTGCTGCAGCGTGCCGATCACCGTGGCACCCTGATCGGTTACTTCAACCGGGATGCCATCGACGGTAACCGTCTTCAGGGTCATGATCTTTTCCTCTTTCGGTTTCTGATCACTGGTGACAGGGGCAGCGCCCCACGACCTCACACCGTCGCCGATGCGAGCTTGTGATCCGGCGCGGCCACGCTCGACGATGGCGACGTGGTTGATCCGGATATCTTTCTGGATGGCGTCGTACTTCTCGCCCTCGGGCGTGGTTCCCGGCTCCCATGCGAGGTCGCAGGTGTAGCCAGCGGAAAGCTCGCGCTTGCCATCGTCGATCGCCTTGATTGCGGCGGCATCCATGACTACGAGCGGGATCCGGACGAACTCTCCGTCGCGCGCCACCTCGTCGCCGATCTGGCCGACCGATACGGCCTTCCAAGTGTCGGCAGTGACGGCTTCGGTCGGGTGATCGTTCGTCACCGGCTTGTGCGCGTAGCTACCGAGGCTGGCCTTGTCGAAGACCTGATCTGCGGAGCGATAGACCTTCACGGACTGCATTTCCGGCTTCCCGACCTCGCGGCCGGAATAAAGCTGGATACCGGTGCGAGCGGTTTTGACGTCCGCAACAAGGTAGCCGTCAGCGGTCCGTCGCGTGCCCGCGATCGGTGCAGCATCAATGAATTGCATGGGCTTTCCTCAGAGGTTCCCGGTGATGATCAGCAGCCACACGACCTTGCAGACGATGTGCAGCACCTGATCTTGGGCGAACGTCGTCCAGCCGCGTACCTTGGCCTCGTCGATGGCGGTATGTGCCCCCCATTCTGCGAGACCGAGCCAGACGTTGCCGGTGACGAGCGCGACAGCCGCGCCCTGAATGCCGGCATGGGCGGCGAGGTGATAGAACCGAAGCGGGCCGTTCGCCTTGGCGTCCGAAAGGAACTGACCTTGCAGCGGATAGTCGCAAAGCCAGTGTGCGCCGAGCAGCGTAAGCGCCAGCATCAGTATCTCGTGCATTCGCTACTCCTCGCGGATGCTGGCGCGCCAGTCGTCGTTGACTTCCTCGAATTGTTCCGGACCGAGCCGGATCTTGCCGCGGTACGGGTCGACCTTCGACAGGTCCATGCCTTCCGGCATCTTCCATGAGATGGTCACGTGGGGCTGATAGTCCGGGTAATCCGTCTCGGCTCCGAGACGCTTGATGTCCTCATGACGCCAGGTGAGGCGCGAAGATGCGAATTGCAGCACTACGGCCTCGCCGAAGCGTTCCATAAGGCGCGGCCCGCCTGGCGCGATGGTCATTTCGCCATCCTCATCCGAGGACCATTCGCCGGCCTGCCCTACCCTGATCCAGTCGAGAGGCGTGCGGGTATGGATGATGGTGACGTGCAGACCATCCTGCACCGTGCCGAACCCTTGTCCCTTTGCCCATGCGATGATTTCGGCGGCGTTCAAAACGTCGCGACGGACATACAGCGTGCGGGGAGCGGCATCAGCAGTAACAGGCTTGGCCTTTTCCTTCGGCTCCTCGCCAACGGCGGCGCGCTGCTCGTCCTCGTCCGGCTCCTGCTCGCTCAGCGTGCCATGTTCCTCGATCGCAGCGTCGAGCCCCGGCAATGATCCGTCCTCGATGAACGTGTTGACCAAAGCATCAGACAGGGCATCGATCGACATCAGGGCCGGCGATGTGGAGGTACCGGCCAGCGCGCGGGCTGCATCAGCCTTCGTCTTGAAGACGTCGGCCTTTTCTTTCTCCGACATGCCCCAAAGCGGCGCCCATTCGTAGTAGATATCCGGATCGCGCGAGCCTAGGGCGCTACGAATGATGCACTCGTCGAGGCGAGCCATCGCCGGCGTCATCTCGACCGACTGCATGGCCTGCAGGCGGTCGTAGTAGTTGCGCAGGTCGCTTTCACCGGTGGCGTTCATGCCTGCCGGCGACTGACCGAGGAGGCGAGTTGCCGGAATGTCGGCCGCGCCGGAAACCAGCTGCATGAACGACATAAGGACGTCGGGCAACGTGGCGAAGTTTGCGGTCTTCTGTTCGAACTCCTCTTCCTTGTCGAGGAGGAGGTCGCCGTTGATGCCCTTGGCCGTGGCAGCTAGCGTGTAACGTTCCAGGATCTTCTGGCGGTACCGCTCGTCACCGACGTTTTGCATGAAGTCGGGAATGCGGATGACGTTGACCTTGGCCTCAAAGACGAGGCTGGCAATGTTCGCTGCGGTACCGTCGGCCTGCTTGATCGCCTCGACGACGGACAGGAGAACGCTATCGCCCCAGCCGGCATAGGTCGTGGTGACGATCTCCTCGTCTGGCTGGGTGGCGCCGTTGAAGACGACCAGGCGCGACGGGTGAATGTCGACCTGCACGCCGTCGGTCGACTTGATCTGGTAGACCTTCGGCTTGCCGTACCATTCGGAGGCCGGGTCGCGATCGATCTCGCCTGCCGTCAGATTGCGACGGGAGATGACCGTGAGGTACTTCAGCCCCGCCTTGCCGACTTGCTCGACATCGAGCGGCTCGGTCAGGTTCTGATCGCCAGTGCCGATGACAACGGCAGCACCACCCCAGAGCCGAGCCTTGATCTTGGCTTCGAGGATCTTGCCCTTGACGTTGAGGCGCTTCTCTTCGGCCTCGATAAGCTCAATCTGAGCTTTCTTCGCCTGCCAGTCTCGCCAGGCACGCACGCTGTCGAATGCCGGGATGTCGACGATCTTCCGCGGCAGCCACGCGCCACGGTAGGCGTTGAGCAACTCCTCGTCCGAAAGCATCGGCATCGAGTAGAAGGTCGACGCCGCCTTGTCCCGGCTGGTGCCGATGTTGGCAACCATGTTCGTCAGGCTGTCGCGGACGAAAGCGATGATGTTTCCCATGTCCGCTCCTAAACGTTCGCCAGCGTGAACGTGCTTGCGCTCAGAAGCGCATTGAATGCTCTGCTCGTGCTGTCGGCGTCGTCGTCATGCGTCGCCTCAGGAAACCCTTCGAGCGACGAAAACCATGCCGTATTCCAAGGGGCCCGAAGGACCAGGACGTTGCCCGCTTCCGCTTGGGCGGAGAACGGGCTGAACCGTGTCACCTTGTCACCGGATTCGGGCGTGGCCCGTACTGTGAAGCCTGCGAGCAGCTTGGTCAGGTTGGTGACCTGCGACTTGCCGGCCTGGCCCGGGTCCTGCGGCAGCGATATTTGCACATCCTTGCCGTCGGCTTCTGCCGTGTTCCTGATCAACCGCTCGACGCCTGACGGTGACAGGAAGTCGTTGCAGTGGTGCGCAACGATGTAGCGTCCGTCTGACAGCTTGCCGACCTTGGTGCCTGCCGTGGCATCTGGGTCGGTGCCTTCTGTCTTCGGCGTCGCCGCCATGTCCCAGCCGCGCATCCATTTGACGACGCCTGCCGGGATTGCATCGACGACCTCGCACCAGCCGCGTTGGAACAAGAGCCCTGCCGCCGGCCTGATCTTCCAGTTGCCGCCGAGGAGGCGCTCGCGCTCGACCGTCGGCAGGGCCATCAGGTTGGCGAGGTAGCCGGGGTCGGCCGCCATCAGCGCCTTGTTGTCCGTCAGCTTGGCCGGGACGAAGGTCACCGACTTTGGCTCGATCGGCTTCGGGTTGCCGTTCTCATCGGGTGCCGTGTGCTCGGCGAGTTCCGACGGATGATCGGCCCATATGATCGAATCGCCGATGCGGACGAAGTATCGAAGCTTACCGGCCCGCTCCGGGATCGGCAGACCGGTGTCCTGGTTGATCCACCACGAAATGAACTCGGCGACCCAGCTGTCTGCATCCGGGTTGCAGGTTGCCCTGACATACGGCCGGACGCCGCACATCGAGCGGTTACGTGACAGCAGGTACCAGAACTGCTTTGCACTGAAGTGCGTGAGCTCGTCGAAGCAGATCAGCGGGATCTGCGAGCCCTGCCAGTTCGATACCGTCTTGTCGTGCTCGAGGTGGGCAAAGCTGACGGACGCCCCAGATGGGAACGTCCACGACAGATCCGGCGCCACCTTCGGCTTTGCGTTCAGGCTGGGATAGAGCTTCTCGCTCTCGTCCCAGAGGCCGCCCTCGTTTCGTACCTGCACCAGCGTGCGCCGGAAGAAGACCGCGCCGAACTGCGGGTTGGCAACATGGCGCAGCGGCTCCATGAGGAGCGCCCACGTCTTGCCGCCACCTGCCGACCCGCCATAGATCGCGATATCTGCTGGCGAACCAAGGAATTGTGTCTGCGGGCCAGCCTGGGGCCGGATGATTGTCTGGGCGCCCTGCCCTTGCTCAACCCCTGCCATTATCGGGCAACTGGAAGATCGTCACCGGAGAGACCGGCGTCGGAAGATCCTTGCCGTCCTTGCCCGTGATCTCGCGTCGGTTCGTATAGGCGCCGCCGACTTCTTCCGCCGCCTGCTTCAGCAACGATGATGCCAACACCATGTTGCCTTGGGTCTCTGCCTTGTCTGCCATGCGCTGAAGAGCGCGGAGACGAACGGCGCGATGGCTGATCGCGATCGAGGCGGTATCCTCAAGGAAGGTCTTGCGAGTCTCCTCGAACAGCATCTTCCACTTCGCAGCGAGGCGAGCGCCGGCCTTCTTGTTCGGGTCGTAGGCCTCGATCGCCTGAGGCGTCAGCGTGACCGCGTAATCCTTCTTGAGTGCAGCGGCGACGACCGACGGGCTATCGAAGCAAGCCAGCGACTGCACGACAAAGGTCTGCTGCTCATGTGTGAGTTTTCGCTCGGCCATAGCTTTATCAGGACACCATCAGGATCAGGCGGCGCGAGCCTGGCAGGTCCCGCATGCACAGCCGATTAGGTCTGCGGTCATCAACGGCGGCTTTGACAGCGCCTCGACCAATTCCTTTACGCCCGCCTCTACTGCACCGTACCGAGCGGCAACACCAATGAAGGCTTCCACGTCATGGGAACGCATCGTGTAGACCGGTAGCCCTGTGCTCTTGCGGAACTTCGGCGCCCCGAAATCATCGAGTTCCTGGGCGCAGTGTGAAAGCTCATGCTCGATCAGAGCGCAGGCCTGTGCATCACTGGCCGATACCCAGAAGTTGGCATCGATCGTGATGATGAAGTCGGGGACCGACCCGAACCAACCGAGGACCTGCGCCTCTGCTCTTGCCCGAGGCCACTTGCCCATCATGCCGGCAGGCTGCCCCATCTCGGCTTGACCGATGACGGTGCGGCCCTTCTTCGCGTTGCTCACCGTGGTCCACAGCATGCCGATCGAAGCAGGGATGAGGTGAGCGTGATCCGGGTTGAACATGTCGCTGTCCGGATCGATGAAGGTATCGCGGGCCCATGCTTCGAGTTCAGGAGCGGCCACGAAGGCGCATCCACTGAAATCTTCGAAAAGCTCTGTTGGCGGTTGCGGGCGCATCAAATCACCACTTGCACTCAGACCCGGGTCGCGGATTTAATCTCTTCATGTAAAGAAGGGCCTGGGGACGACCGATGAAGAGCATAATTCTCGCAGCAAGTATGCTTACAACTCTGCCATCAATTTCGTTAGCGGAGTTCATCGACGGCAATGAAATCTATAAGCGATGCGAGGGGCCTAACGCCGTCTCGGTTGCGACTTATGCGATGGGGGTTGCCGATACCTACGATCTCCTCGTCAGATACGAGAAAACTACGCCTTTCTTTTGCATCCCTCTGCAGGTGAGCGCTCGCCAATTGAAAGACGTGATGTGCAGATATCTGCGCGAACACCCAGAAAACAGGCAACAGGGTGCGGCTGGTCTCGGCGCTGTCGCCTTCAGAGAGGCGTGGCCGTGTAGTTGAGAGGTGACAACTGGGGGATGCTCCAACCTCTACCCTCTCCTGAGGGCACAAGTTGAGACATCGGGGAACCGGGCCATAGGTCCGGCTGCGGTATTAAGGCCTGCAGACTAAGTTCGGCAACGGGTGCAGCCGAGTTGCCGGACTGTTTCATCGGAGAAGACATGAGCACTGCCAGCTTTGATTTCGACGTGCGTTACATGCGCAAAGGGAAGCACAGCGTCATGCTGTTTCTTCCCCCGGAATATCACGCCCCGATAGGACTCGTAATCGCATTCTGGGGCAATTTCGAAGTCTTCTTCGATAAGGTTTTGGCAGGTCTAATTGAAGGGGAGGCTTCGGACGGGGTTACTAGGGACACTTTGAACTGGCGAAGGCGGAACTTTGAAAGAAGACGCGAGCTATTCCGGGATATCTGCAAAGAGTGGATCGCGTCCTGGCAACCCGAAGCTTCCCAAAAACTCCTGCATATATTGGATCAATCAGGAGACCTTTCTGCGAAGCGGAACACCGTAGCCCACGGCACATATGCTTATTCAATCGCGCCCTATTCCTCGGACGCTGTAGATGTTCGCGCTTTGAACCACTCTACCGGAAAAGAATGGCCATTCACAGTCGACACGTTGAAGAAGTTATACCACGACATATCGCACCTTACTTACGACATCTACGAATGCTTCTTAAGCATAGGGAAGATCGAGGGTGACTTTCACGCAATTGCCGATTCCGAGATCTTGCGCGTTTATCGAGAAACACACCATCCCTGGCATCCAAACCCTAAGAAGCGGATCGCCGAAACGGACTAGCGCAAAAGGCTGGCGAGTTACCGGGCTGCTCTACTCCGACGAAAACCCTGAATTTCTACTGAAAGTTTAATCGCTAATACGCGCCGAACGACGTAAGAACGTGGCGTGTACGAAAGTGGATTTCTAACCCGTTCGGATTAGTGAAAAAATTGCAGCGATCAGATCCTGATGCTGTCGCGCATCGGTTGAGAATCAGGAGAAGCAGCCTCTATTAGGCACGAGAACGATCCGAGAACGACTTATGTGCCAAAGTTGGACATCTCAACCCAGTAGATTTATGGGCTTCGGCTTCGCGGCGAAGTGAGGGCGTCCACCCTGCGCATAGACGGCGGTCCTTGGTTGATCGCAAGTCACTGACCTCGCCCAGCTTGCCTGTTCATCTCCGGTTTTGGTTGCCGTGATACAATTCACGAGTCGGATGCATCCAAGAGGAGCCAAGTATGAACCGGAATACCCTCATCGGAATCCTTGTTGCCGTGGTGGTGATCATCCTCGCCATCGTCTTCCTGATGCCAGGAAAGGACACTACAACGGAAACTGCGACACCGCCCGCGACCACGACTGAGCCGACGACATCTCAACCGTCGACGACCACGCCATCGACAACTGAGCCGGCTACTAGCCAGCCCTCAACTACCGAGCCATCAACAACCACCCCGTCGACGACCACACCGTCCACTACGGAGCCGTCGACGACGACACCGTCCACTACTCAGCCGTCCACGACGCAACCTTCAACTACGACGCCTGCTCAATAGAGCTTCTAAGTCGCGACCACCCAGCGCATAGACAGCGGTCATTGGGTGGTCGCGCTTGCCCAGTCCGGGTCTATCTGCATTTTCCAGCAGCACTACCGGGCAATCAGGAATCGAAAAGCCGCCCGAAGGCGGCCTAAATTTGGGATACATTTTTCCTTTGGGCAGGAGGCGGAAGGCTCCCGGCTGGGCCGTCGAGTATTCCCGTTGCGGTTGGCAAGGTCCGACAGTACACCCAAATCACGCCGCCGAATATAAATGGGTTGAGCGTGCTCGGCAAGCGTCCATTTCTTCATCCATCGCCTTCAATTCATTGAGAATCGACAAAACATGTTGACGACTTGCGGGAGCGAGCTCGTCGATGGCCGCCTCGGCAAGCATCCGCAGCGGAACCTTCTTCCGACGGCCTTTCGGGAAGATCAGGCCGAGGCGCTTGTTGAGCGCGTTCCGGCGGTGCGCGTGAGACAAAGTAAGCCGCTGTTCGCGCTCGCGCTCCCACTGCTGCTGCGCTTGGAAATCTGCGAACATGAGGCTGCCGATATCGGTATCGCGGAAGACGATCGGGCCGCGATCGAACGATGGGCGGATGAAGGACAAGACGCCATCGATGTTGCGGACGCGCTCGAAGTCCCTCTGCTCGATGTTCACGAAGGCATAGCCGACGAGGAGCGGGAATCGCCGCTCGATCATCTTGTTCGTCCGCTGGTGCTGTGTGATCGCCCAAAACGATGGCATGTAGACGTCGATACCCTCGGCGCGGAGATTGCGCTCGAGGATGCTTTCGCCCTTGCGCCGCTCGCGTGCCAGCTTCTCGGCCTCGGTCTCATCGTTCGCTGGCTCCAAGACGGTCGCCATCCGCTGGGCGCCGGGAACCGATCGAACCGCGTACCAGGCCGTTTGCGTGTTGATGGCATCGTTCATTGGGCGTTCTCCATTTCGATTTTGCGCAGGGCGTAGAAGACGGTCTTGTGGTCTCGTGAGAAGACGCGGGCGATCGCCGGGAGAGACATGCGCCGCTGCTCCCGGAGCTCCCACATGATCCGGCGACGGTGGCCGGTGATGTCCTGCCTGCGAGACGGGCCGAGCATGATCTTCGACGGGATCCGGAGTTCGAGGCTGCGAAGCCGGACGTAGTCCGTGGGCGTCAGGTGGCCGAGCGTGCGGAGCTGGTGGACGCGGAACGCGATCACGTGGTCGTTGGCGTCTGGGCGGGGCCGAGGCTTATGCTGCATGGCTGGCCTCGTCGTCGGTACGCGCCTCGGCGATCTCCGACTGGATCTTGCGGCGGAACGCCATCTGCTCGGCTCCGATCTCCCACCAGTCGGGCAACTGCTGGATCTTGGCCCAGTATTCGGCCTTCTCTGGCGACATTGGCTCGTGAATGACGACGCCCCGTTCTTTGGCCTTGGCCTCCTCGTGGTCCTGTCGGAACTGGGACAGCCGGGCGCGAACGCGGGCCATGACCTCGGGCGAACGGTCGACCTCTGGCGCAACGCGCTTCATCGCCGCCGCGATCTCGCGCTTCCGGGCGAGATCCTCGCGGGCCGCCCTCGCCTCCTGCTTCGCCAGCGCGGCGAGGATCGGTGGCTTCGGGATCATGCCGAGCAAGATATCCGGGTTGCCGGCGTAGTCGCCCTTGATGAGCTTCTGGGTCGCGATCGTCAGACCACAACTCGGCACGCCGTCGAGGGCATAGCCGTAGATCACGTCAAACTTCTGGGGGTCGATACCCTGAGGCAGGCTCATTCCAGCGCTCTGCATGACGCCGAGGCTGCGAACGATGGCATCAGCGCGAGCCGGTGCCAGTCGCTCGGTGAGCGTGGTAATCTCCCGGTTCAAGGTCGAAAGCTGGGCCGGTGCTGGCAAATTCGTCATGGCCTGGATTCCCGTTCAGTTTCTGCTGGATGGCTTCTCGAAACTCCCGCTGATGGCGGGCATGCTCGGTTTCTCGCGGGGGCGCTTGAGCTTGGGCTCGCGGCTTCGCCACGTTCCGCATCCAGTTGCGCCAGGTGGCCTCCCAATCGAGCTTGGCGGCGTCCTTGCCGCTCTTGCCGACCCAGAAGTCGCGGAACTTGTCGGCCTCGAAACGGATCGTTGCTTCGGAGTGGCCCTGATCGATAGCCCACTGGCCCCATGCTGCCGGGAGAGCCCAGCCAGCCGGCAACCGCGTCCCGCGTTTGTTTTCCGAGCGAAGCGAGGATGGGGTGGGGTTAATTTCTTTAGGGGGTGTGGGGGACTTTTCTTTATCAGGGGTGGGGTTGTCACGTTCGGTCACGTCCTGTCCCGCGACGTCACGTGACATCCCGTGACGTTGACGCTGCTTGCGCTCGCGGTCGGACTTGCGCCGGGCCTCGATCGACGCCCCTGCCTCTTCCTTCGTTGCCGTCTCAACGGCCGCGAGCATATCGGCAACCTCGGCCGCCTGCTCTGCAGTGAGGCCAAGTACCGCCATCCTCATGAGCACCGAAGTCGGGATCAAGCTGCCATCCCCTCTTCGCATACCTGGACGATGACGACGCACTCAACCGGAAGCTCGCTGTCCCAGCACATGGTCAGCCGCTCGCAGAGATTATCGTTCTTGATGACGCCGTAGTGCTGAAGGCAGTCGAGGATTGCCTTTGACCGGTTGTCGAGGTCCTGGCGCATGTTCTGCCGGCGCAGCGCGACGTAGAGCGCGAAAGGCTTATCGATCGGCGCCGCAGGCGCCTTGATGAAGTAGCCAGCGTCAGTGCGCCATTTCTTGTAGGTTGGAGACAGCCGGCGCTTCGCGCCCCAGCCATCGTATAGGTCCCAGCCTGAAGGCGGGTATGGGAGGTGGAGCTTGATCATGCGGCCACCTCGTCTCGGTAGGCCGCGTAGTCCGCGGCGCGCTCGAGCTTCTTGCGGCACGGCGGGATCCAGATCAGCTTTGTGGTGGTGACGCCATTGAGCCAGACGAGCCAGCAATAGGAGGTGGCCGTCGAGCCAGTGGCTGTCAGCCTGCCCTTGACCATCGGCACGCGCTCAGAGAACTGGGCAACGATGTTCGGCGGTGTCTTGCTGAATAGGTTTTCGTATCGACCGACACCCTCAAGGAATGAGGTGCGAACGATCATCGCAGCGCCGACCGTTGCGACGTCGAGGGCGCGGGCGATGAACTGCTCGGCCAACCGGAAAGGCGGGTTGGTGATGATCCAATCGACTCCCCTGCCGTCGTCCCATGGGATCATCCCAGGAATGAGAAAGTCCCCCTGAGCGCCACGACCGTAGTTGTGTACGTCACTGGCCCAGACATGGCCGAAGCTTTCCGTCAGCGGGTCGACCATATGGCCGCGATTGCAGGCCGGTTCCCAGCACGTTTTGTCTTTGAGATAGCATCCGGCGAGCACATGCAGGCAGAGCGCCCGCGTGGCCCATGGCTGCGTCGGAAAGTCGTCGAGGCTGTCGTGGGGCTCGCTGCGCTGCTGCATAACGGCCGATGAGGTGTTCTGGCTCACGCGTCACCTCCCCGCTCCCGGCACTCAGCAGCGCCGATCGAATCTTGGAACAAACCCTGCGCGGCATCAGTTGCCCTCCTAAATAGGAGTCCATCATGATGCCGACCGAACCGATCCCGAGACCACCCGACCCAGATTTCCCGCCGGGAATGCCGCCGGACGTTCCAGTGCCACCGATCGAGGAACCAGAGCCCGACATCCTTCCGGACGAAGTTCCTAACCCGAACCCCGATGAGAATGACAAGCCACCGAAGCACATGGGCCCCAAGGACCCGAAACGGCCGGTCGAAGCGCCTCCCGACGAAACGCCCGATACCGTGCCCGAACCAGAGCGCCCCATCGATGAGCCCGGGCCGGACGACGTCCAGGAAGAGGCGCCAGACATCACGCCTGTGCCAGGCGCTGAAATCCCGCCAAAGATGGCCGGTTGAGCTTACCGCCCCGCCGCCCAGAATGCCCCCTTTGGAACAGTTCCCGCTAATACACGTTTGTGGGAAGCCTGACCCACGGAGGACACCATGGCCAGCATCTGGGATGCAAACGTCGAGTTGAAGATAGACGATCGTTTTCACGTCATCAGGAACGCCCGAGAGGCGGTCGCATTCCTGATGAAATCCTGGCCTGAGAGGAAAAGCGAGAGTTACGCAATAGCTCGAAAAATCTGCCTGGATGCGGCCAATGGAATAGTCCCTAGCGCCGATGCCAGGGCAGCGTTCGAAGCTGCAGCGAAGGAAGCCGGACTTCTGCAATAGACCCCAGGTGAGGAAGTGTATCATGCCGCCTGCCCTCGCCGCTCAAGCGCCTTCAGATACGCGGACTTGATCTCCTCGAACCGGGCGATGTCGTATTCCTTGGTGGCGATCTCGTTTTCGGGGCGTGGCTTCTTAGAGCCGTGGCCGTGGTCATCGAGCCAGGTCATAGCGCTGGCGATGCGGCGATCGAGCCAAGCGATCATTTCGGCGGGGTCGGTCATTCGGCTGCCTCGCGGTACTCGACGAGGTGCTCGCAGTTCGCCGCGACGATGGCAGCCGCCACCGGCGGGGAAACGGAGTTCCCGACGCACGACACCTGAACGTTCTTCGGGAACGGGCGGCGTTGGCGTCAGCGTCAATCCGGTAGTCCACCGGGAATCCCTGTGCCGAATACAGCTCGCGCGGCGTGAGCATGCGCATTCCGATGTCGACGATGACGAACTCGGCGTCGCCGATGGTCAGCGTGACGAACTCTCGCTCGTCCCAGAAACCATATGAGCGGAGGAATGCAGCAACGTCTCGGGCTCGGGCGTGCTGGTCCTCTGTGAAAGGCGGCGCGCTGATGGCGGCCTCAACATGGCTAAAGCGCGGCTTGGTCGTGATTGTGTGGAACGGCTCGTTCTCGGGCGTGTCCTGGTCGGAGCCGTAGTAGGCGTGTAGGTGCGGGGCGACGAGGGCCGACTTGTTCACGCCAGCGGTGACGGTTGCCGACGGCTCGTCAGCGCCGTGGCCGATGCTCGCGCCGAACTGCCGGGAGACGAATGCAGAGACAACGCCTTGCTGCGCCCCGGTGGCGGTCACCGTCGACATGGGGTCCGAAGCCTCGCGACCAGGGTTCACGCCACCGATGCGGCGGCTGTCGTTGTTGTGCTGGGCTACGAACACGGCGGCCGTGCATACGTCGGCTTTCGCGGTCACCGTAGCCAGCGGCTCGTTGCCGCCGCGCGGGCGGCTTTGACCGGCGCGCCCGCCGCAACCGACCAGCGTCGGGATGATGACCGCGTTCTGGTCTTTCTTGCTGGCGGTGATGGTGTGATGCGGATCTTCGACCGAACGGTTCGCGCCGCCCTGCTGGGCATAAGTCAGGACAGGGGCAACAAGAGCGTGTCGGTTTTCCGTCGTGACGACGCGAACCGGCTCCTCAGCGCTGGCCGAGCGGTCTTGGCCACCTGCACCCGGTCCATAGAATGCTGACAGGCTCGGTGCGATCAGACCGAGCGGCGCAGCGCCGCCAGGCTTTTTGACGTAGCTGTTCGCCGTGATCGTCGACACGGGCTCGTCCATGGGACTGCCTGTCGCGCCGGTGTTGAACCGGGTCAGGGACGGCGAAACGACGGCATGCTTCACGCCGCCCGCGACGACCGTGCCGAGCGGCGCGTCGCCGTCAATGCAGCGCGGGTCCTGCCCTTTGCGCTCGCCGTAGCCTGTCTGGACCAGAAAAGGGCGCGCAGCGTCCAGCACATAACGCTTCGTGCCGCGTGCAACGCGAGCCATTGTGGCATCGGCCAGCGGTCGAATAGCGCGCAGGCCGAACTTCGCCACGATCTCGTCTGACGTGTCGAATATCGACGGGCACGGAAGCGACCAGTCAATGATCTCGGCAGCGGTACGCCACGGCAGCTTCTTGCCGGCGATGACATCGCGATCCGTCGGCGCGCCGTGTGTCGGCTCCGGCCAGACAATCGGCTGACCATCGCGGCGGGCGATGACAAAGAGGCGCTTGCGGATGGTCGGCGCGCCATAGTCACAGGCCCGAAGCTCGCGATGCTGCAGCTTGTAGCCGGCCCGCTTCATGGCCTTGCACCATTTCTGGAAGGTCTTGCCACGGTTGTCGGGGCAAGGCATCAGTCCGCGGTCCGTCTCGATGAGCGGACCCCACTCTTTCCATTCCTCGACGTTCTCCATGATGATGACGTCGGGCTTTGCGCGTTCGGCCCAGAGCACGATCACCCACGCCAGATCGCGAATGTTCCGTTCCACCGGCTTGCCGCCCTTGGCCTTGGAGAAGTGCTTGCAGTCGGGCGAGAACCAAGCCAGGCCGACATGCTTCCCCGCCACGTAGTCGAGCGGGTCCACCTTGAAGATGTTCTCGGACAGGTGCAGGGTTTCGGGGTGGTTGGCAGCGTGCAGCGCCAGAGCGTCGGCGTTGTGGTTGATCGCGATGTCGGGCGACCGGCCGAGAGCCATCTCGATTCCGGTCGAAGCGCCACCGCCGCCGGCGAAGCTGTCAACGATAAGAGGCACGCTGTTCTGCATCATTGGCCCTCGCCCTTCGTGGTCTCTTCCTCGCGGAGCTCAGGCGCTATGACGAAAGCCAAGGACCGAGCGAAACGCAGCAACGATCGAGCGAACGAGATGCGCATCCTCGCCGCCCAGGAGAGCGGTGGCCTTGTCGATAGCATCATCATTTTTCTGCACCTCCTGGCGTGCCTCGTAGACAAGCCCGCTCACGTCTTCGACGCGACGAAGCTCGTGACCTCTGATTGAAATCTTGGGATCCGCGTACCAAACGTCCTTGGTGCGCGTGTATGACCAGCCTAGTGCGCGAGCCGCGATCACTATCCGGGCCTGGACTCTTCCAAGCGACGTTGGTGCAATCTCGTTCTGCAACGCGTCCTGACAAAAAGCCGCAACTGACATTTCTTTTTTCTCCGAAGCTTTTTCGGGCATTTCCGAAACTCCCTGTGCGATCACTGTTCTCGTTGAAGGAGAGCGTGATGCGCACAGGCATTACTTCCGATGGAGAGGACGGCGCCGCGCCAACGGCAGCCGGTCCCTCCCAGGTCATTCAGTTTCGCAAGACCGCCGCCGCACTCGATGGTCTTGCCGCCGGTGACGATCCCCTGTCGTCACCGGCCATTCCTTTGGGAACCGCTGTTCAAGCCGTGGTGCTACGCCTGGCGAACAAGCGGATCCGGTTGAGAGTTGAGAGCCCCAGCCGGGAGGAGGAAGACTGGGGCTCTCGTTGATCGCGAGAGGGAGGAGGAGAACCGCGATCAATCCTTTGGCCGGAAGCCGTTCCGGCGAAATTCGAGTTCGGAAAAGAGAGCGACACCGCCGAGGAGCAGCATTGCGGCGACGACAGTCGCGACGAGCGCAGCAGCAACGAACATCAGGCAGCCCTCTTCTCGGTTTGATCTTCAGGCTGCCGGCTCTCGGCGGCCTTGAACCTGTTTGGACCGGGGCGAACGTCTTTGACCTCGCCCTCAATGAAGCGCTGAACCATCTCGTCGAGGCCGGATGAAAGCTTCCTCATGCAAGTTCCTCCGCTGGTTCGCGTTCGCGCATCGCCTTCGCGCATGTGTGGCAGTGGTTTCGGCCATAGCCGCCGCATGCCTCCGGCTGCCGGCAATGCGGCCTCAACGGGGATGGTGGCTTGGCGGTGAAAGAGGTTGCCCGTTCAGCCTCCGGGCCAGAGGGTTCAAGGTTGACGGGGCCTCCTTCGAGACCTGCGCGCGTCGCGCTGCGATCTACATTTTCGCCTCCTTCGTTGGCGCCGGCGCTCATCCCGCCGGCCCTGTTGCCGGTCGGCTCGCGCTGGTCGCTATGGGATACCGTCGCTTCGTCTTGAGCGGCGACGGTGGCTTTCTCGGAAAGAGCGGGGATGCCATGTGCATAAGCGGCGGCATCCCCTACCGGTGCAGCGGACGCATCCGACTGCTCCTTGCCTCCGGTTCGGCAATCGTCAGCAAAGCCGACCGTCGAGGAGTGCTGACGTTCACTCTCATCATCGGCCCTACTAGCCGGATCGCTGGAAGCAGCAGCGGTCGTGCTGGTTGCCCCCTCCTCGACGTTCGCTACGGGATCACGAAGGGAGGCGGCCGTGCCGACCTCCCTGCCCTCAGCACGTATGTCTGCCAAGGGAGCTTCTTCCGCTTCTTCCCGCTCGATCATGACGTTTACGGCGGCCACCAGGGCCTTGCGGCCGATCTCGGTCTGGACGCCCATGGCGATGGTCTGGACCAGCTTCGGGTCAACGTTGTCGTCGAGGAACTCGCCGGTCAGCGGGTCAAATTTCTCAATGTTTTCTCGTACGCGGGCGGGCGCAGGCGTGTGACCACCCTCGTAAGCTGCGAGATAGATATCGAAGATGGCGCCCTGCTCGGCGACGGTCTCGGAACCCTTCTTCGCGACCTTGCGCAGATGAGCGACGACGTTGCCCATGGCGGTCTTGTCGAAGCCCATGCCCTTGGCTTCCGCATAGATGTCGCGGATGTCGTCGCCGATAACGTCCTGCTCTTCCTTGAGGCGCAGGATGCGGTCGATGAATGCTTTGATCTGGCCCTCGGCGCTCATCGTGCCGGCTCCATGAAATCTTCCATGGTGACCTTGCCGCCGGTCGCAGCTTTGATCTTGGCGATGAGCTCAATCCGCGGCGTACGCTCGCCGCGAAGAATTCGCGTGATCGTGGACGGAGCCACGCCGATGCCGTCGGCAAAAGCGGACGGCTTGATGTTCTTTGCGGTGAGGTATTGTTCGAGCTTCATGCCCGATAATTTGCCACGTGGCACAAATTTGTCAACTGGCAATTTGCCATCTGGCGCTGGAAAAGTTTTCCAATTGGCAAATACCTAGGCAATGGCAAACAATATTCGAGTCGTCCGCAAGCAGAAGCACATGACATTGGAGGAGCTGGCCGAGGCGTCGGGCATCTCCTACACATTCATTTCTCGCATCGAGAGCGGCAAGCGCGGCCTAAGTCTGGAAAACGCGATCAGAATCGCGCGCGCGCTTAACGTCGAGCCGTCAGAGATCACCAACGAGTTCGCTCATGACGACTTGGAGAGAGCGGCCGAAATGCCGGCGCATCAGCCGGCGGGCCACGCCGCTGAAGGTGACGTAGAGAACCTGACGATTCAGTCCGGCGCCGGCGGTGGTGGCCTTCTCCATGTCGAGTACCGCGACGACGGCATGCTCGTCGATCCCGCGATGTCCGATGGCTTCTGGACCTTCCCTGAGAGCATAAAAGCTGGCTGGCGCAACCTCGAACACATCAAGGCCATGCCGGTCACCGGGGACAGCATGGAGCCGACCTTATCGAAGGGTTCAACGGTCTTCGTCGACACGACGCACCTGCATCCAAGCCCGGAAGACATCTACGCTCTCGACTATGGCGACGGCCTTGTCGTGAAGCGACTGAAACTCGTGCCGCGCTCTGACAAGATACTGATCATCTCCGACAATCGAGAGCGCTACGGAGAGCCTGACGAGCTGTTGCGCGAGGACGTGCGTGTCTATGGCCGCGTCGTCGCCTGGTTCCAATGGAGGGGTTGATGAGGCGCGCAGTCGTCACAGCGGTTTTAGCGGGAATGGCGTCGATCGCCCACGCAGAAACGATGATCTGTGTCGAAGAGGTTTCTGGTGGGCTAAAGTTTATCGACGGTGCGTGGCAGGCCACGAAATTCAAGGTCACTGGCACCCAATATGTGATTTCACCCAACCCAGACGTTCCAAACCAATACGCTGTTAAGGAGATCGGCAAGGCTTACAGTTCTTTCCGCTGCGAAAGAAAAGTCTTCGACGGCGAGCTTAGCGATCAAATGGTGTGCGGCGGCATGGGGTATGGAATGATCGTGAACTTTAAAATGTTGCGATACACCCAGCTATACACGTTTGGGTACATCGAGGATGATCGAAGCGGAGAAAACACGCCATACGTCACTGGCGGGAAATGCTCGACGATCAATCCTTAGCCGCAGCTCTTACGCCGCGAGCCATCGTGAAGCCGCCGGGTCAAAGGCGTCACACGCCTCCCGAATCGCGCGGATCAAATGGGGATCTGGGTATTCGCACATATACCCGCCCTGGTCGCCGATCTTGCCCATTACCGGGATCACCTGAAACTCATCTTCCTCAAAGGCGGCGATCGGCTGCAGCGTGAACGTGTACCCTGGGAACGCCTCGGCCAGGTACGCCTTGAACCGCACCGATGAATTCAGCGTGGACGCGATCTTGTGTTCCGGCGGCACAACGACGAATTCGCTTACCTGTCTTGCCATGTCGGGCTCTCCTCTCAAAATAAGAACATAACGTGAACGAAATCACGGAATGTGGTGGGAGTCGAGTCCAAAATCTCTTCGTCGCAATATGCCATCCGGCAATTATTTTTGCCACATGGCATTTTGCCACTTGTCACATATTTTGCCATCTGGCATATTCCTTTCATCAGCAAGGCGCTGACGAGAGGACGAAGCAAATGGCGATGGTCACCCGATACAGCATCACCGACGAGGTTGGCCGGTTCCTGACCGCTGAGGGCTTTTTCTCTTCCGACGCCGCCGATGCAGTCGAGTTCCGGGACGAAGACGAGGCCATCGACGAGTTGGCCGCCTACCCCGGCTGCACGGTCGAGACGTACCAGCGCGTCGCTAACCATCCCGATTTCACCGCAACGCCCTCGATCGAGAAGGAGGCCGCGTAATGTCCTTCAAGCCACGCCGCGTGAAGCTGCACGAACTGTACCGCGAGATTGAAGCCCTCGGAGGTGGAGACACCGACCCGGAAGGCGAAGCCTATAACCGAGCCATCCTCGATGCTCTGTCGATCTTGCGCGCCTCCGGCTTCGGCGAAGGCTTTTACGTCGATCAGCGCGAATACGAGAACCGTGGCCGCCTCGCTCGCGAGTTCGCGCCCGTTATCGGAGCGGCGCTGGCATGAGCACGAAGTATCACACCAAAACCCCGCTCCTGATCCAAGTCGCCGGCCTCGATATCGAGTTGGACCTTGAAGTCGAATACTCGATCAGCCGTTACCGCGCCGCGACACTCACGCAGCCGGAAGAGCCCCGCTCTGTCGAGGTCGAGCAGATCCGCGCGATGCTGGAATCCGTCGAGCTTCCTCTCCCCAGCTGGGTTGAGCACGAAATCTACGAGAGCGACGGTTTCAAGAACCACCTCCTCGAAGATGCGGCCGACAAGGATGCCATGGCAGCCGAGGACGCCGCCGAGCGCCGCCGCGAGATGAGGGCCGAGCTATGAGCGGGCGCCCTATCCTATACGCCTGCGACCCGGCAGCCCGGTATTGCGAGTGCGGCCAATGCCAGCTCCCGCCAGCCCGCAACATCGACTTGGACGGGCTCGCCGAGTTCAACCGCGCCACCTACGGCGCCGCCACCTTCATCATCCTCCTCGCCGCCCTCCTCGCCTTCATGGCGATCGGCTTCGCGAACACCGAGGAGATCCACCGCAAAATCGTAGCCGAGAGGACCGTCTAATGACCGCCCCCGCAATCGAACACAGCATGCGCCGGCAGACCGAGGCGGCAAAGGCCCTCCTCGTCGATCTCCGTAACCAGGGCGCCGATGACGACGCCGAGCTCGTCGCTGACACCATCGAGGGCGAAACGAACCTCATGGAGGCCATCGACGAGGCAATCGCCGAACTCGACGAGTGCGACGTTCTCGTGACCGGGCTCAAGGCCAAGGAAGCCGACTTCGAGGCGCGCCGCAAGGCGATCGAGAAGCGCGCCGAGCGCATCCGGGCCCTGATCGAACAGGCGATGCTCGCGACCGACCAGATGTCGATGAAGCTGCCGACGGCCACCCTGTCGCTTTCAAAGCGCGCCCCCGGCCTCATCGTCACCGACGAGGCGGATATCCCGGCCAAGTACTGGGTTGAGCAACCCCGCCCCGCTCCCAAGCTCGACAAGAAAGCCCTTACCGCCGACCTGCGCGAGAAGGATGCCCCGATCCCCGGCGCCACCCTCGACAACGGCTCGTTCTCTCTCACGGTCCGGAGGAAGTGACCATGAACGCGATCACCCGCTATGACATGACGCCGAAGCAGATTTCGCTGGTGAAGGCCACGGTCGCGAAGGACTGCAATGAGGAAGAGTTCAATCTCTTCTGCGAAGTCGCACGCGCAAAAGGCCTCGACCCGTTCCTCGGCCAGATCATCCCCATGGTCTTTTCCAAGGGCGACGCTGAAAGGCGGAAGATGACAATCATCATCACCCGCGACGGCCAGCGCGTCATTGCACAGCGCTGCGGCGATTACCGACCAGCCAGCAAGCCGACACAGTTCGAAACTGACAAGGCGCTGGTGTCGCTGACGAACCCGCTCGGGATCGTGTCCGCTACCGTCTATCTGTGGAAGAGAGACCAGTCGGGCGAGTGGTTCGAAGTCGTCGGACAGGCCTATTGGGACGAGTTCGCGCCGGTCAAGCGCAAGGCCGCTGGCGGATACGAGTGGAAAGATACCGGCGAGGTCTGGCCGGACAGCGGCAAGCCGAAGAAAAAGAAAGTTGCCGTCGGCGAGGAAACCGAAGTGCTGGACGATTCCGGCAACTGGTGCCGTATGCCGCGCCTCATGATCGAGAAGTGCGCGCAGATGCAGGCATTGCGTGCCGGCTGGCCGGAGCAGTTCACCGGTACCTATGACGAAGCCGAAATGGACCGCGCCAAGGTTTTGGACCTCACCGCCTCCGAAGTCGTCGAGAGGGAACGCGAGGAACACCGCATGCGGATCATCGGCGCCGACAACTCGATCACCGTCACGTGGGGCGACAACTGGGCGCTCGAAAACGTGCCAGTTGGGAAGTTTGCTGACGAGGTCATGCGGTTCATCCGGGAATCATCGCCGGACACCGTAGCCAAGTGGCAGGACGCGAACCGGGAGCCGCTGAAGCGCTTCTGGGCCATGCAGCCGGGCGACGCGCTCGCGCTCAAGAAGGAAATCGAGGCGGCAATTGCTCGCAAGCCTTCCCGGCCGGCGAACGACGAACTGCGTAATCATCCGATGATGGCAGGCTAAGCCATGCAACCGCTTCCGTTCATCTGGACCGGTGACAGCTTCCAGCCCGTCAACAGACATTGGGCCAGGAAGTGCGACGAGCGCTTCGTCGTCGGGCAGTCCTACACGCTCGACGAAATCCACGTGCGCTCGACGGCGACCCACGCTCACTATTTCGCAACGCTGCACGATATCTGGCAGAGCCTGCCAGATCATCTCTCGGAACGCTTTCCGACCGAGGAGCATCTCCGGAAGTTCGCCCTGATCAAGTGCGGCTACCGGACGGTTCAGCAACACGTTTGCAAGTCGTCGAAGGAAGCGGAACGCCTAGCCGCGGTGATCAAGCCATACGACAGCTACCAGCTCGTCATCATCGACGGTTCCGTCGTCACCGTCTGCCACGCCACCAGTCAGGACTATCGGTCCATGGACAAGCGCACCTTCGCCGAGAGCAAGGAGAAGGTTCTCGATTGGTGCATGGCGCTCGTCAACGGCGAACTCGAGGAAGCAGCAGCATGACCGACATTCCAGTCATCCACATGGACAAGCGTCCAATCAAGTCGATCTGGTTCGAAGGCGAGAATGCCGGAGGATACTCCATCGAACCTCGGCTGGACGGCTCTACCAGCAAGATCGTCGCCTATGGCGAGAACGGTCAGATGGCGCCGGTCCCGTTCTATGCCGTCTTTGACCAGGCCGGTCAGATCAAGGCTCGCGTGCCGGCTCAGATGGTCACCGTCGTCTATGTCGAAGGAGACGCGGCATGAACCCGAAGCTTCTCCATATCCTTCAGCATTCCCTTGGCGCCGACGAACACGGCCGTGGCGGCGGTTATCGAGACCACTTCGTCACAGGCGAAGGCAGCAAGGACCACGCCGACTGCATGGAGCTTGTCGAGGCGGGCTTCATGACGCGCCGCGCCAACATCGAGATGTACGGCGGCATGGACTTTTTCCGCGTCACGGAAGCCGGCAAGGCCGCGATGCTTCAGCACAGCCCCCAGCCGCCGAAGCTCACCAAGGGCCAGCAGCGATACCAGGACTATCTCAACGCTGATTGCTCGATGACCTTCATCGAGTACCTCAAGTATCGCGATGCGCGCGACAGGAGGGCCGCATGACCGAGATCCGTTTCGCTCCGCCCTTCGAAGGCCAGCAGTTCACCAGCCACCAGCAGTGGGTGAACAAGGCTTCGTCCTGGCTCACCTGCCATCCAGAGTACCGGAACACCGAGCACGGCGAAGCCAAAGGCTGGCGAGGTCACCACTTCACCGCCATGTGCTTCGACAGCAAAGGCCGGCGTGTCAGGAACGGCGGCGATTTCCGCCGCGCCGAAGAGGAAGGCGCCTTCCCGGTATGGTGGATTTGGCCCGACCAGATCCCCGAGCTCGTCGCGCGCGGTCAGGCGGTGCCAGCATGAGCTACGATGATTTCCACTCCGGCCGGACGATCAAGGCCACCCGGAAGCCTCATACCTGCGAGCAGTGCGGACGCAAGATCGAAGCCGAGATGCCGGCATACTACGCCGCCGGCAAGTACGACGGCCATTTCTACACTCAGCACGAGCACGTTGAATGCCGAGCAGCCGGCATGGCCTACGCCGAAACAACCGACCTCTGGGGCGAGGAATTCACGTGGTTCCAGCACGCCGACCACGACATGCGCGCCGACTTCGGTCCCTGGCTCCTCGAACATCACCCGATCGTCGCCGAGCGCCTGAACATCGAGCCCGACTAGGTGGAAGCATGAAAGCGATCATCAGACGCGCGATCAACCGCTGGGTCATGTGGCGGATCGACCGCAGGCTCTACCGGGCGCACCCGCAGCTTCGCGAGCGCCATGCAGCCATCAAGGCCGCGCGCCGAGCGCACAAGCCGACGAAGCAAATCATCAACGAGCAGCAGCAGGACATGCTGCGCCTTCTCCGGGAGAACATGTGACCATGATCGACTGGCAAAAGACCGCCTCTCACGCCATCGGCGAGGTTCACCGCAACCTTCCGGCCGACGCCGACCTCGCCGCCCGTAAAAGGGCATTACGCGCCGCTCGGCCCGGTCTGTTCGCCCAAACGAGCTGGGGCAAAAAGGTTTGGGCGAAGCACTCGCGCAAGTACCTCGAGAAGTTCGGCCTGCCGCCGTTGAAGGCGAAGGCCATCGAAGATCACCTCTCGCCGCTTGAACGGATGATCGCTAAGGCAAAGGCAGGTGCAGCATGACCGACCACCCTATCCTCTTCTCCGGCCCGATGGTCCGCGCGCTGCTCGACGGCCGCAAGACGCAGACGCGGCGCACACTCGGCCAGTTCGACGTCTTCCGCCATGAGGACGGTAGCGAGGCTCCCGTCTCCTGTCTTCACGTCGAGGGCGAGCCTTTGCCGCGCGTGACGATCGGGCGCGTAGTGATAGAGCGGAAGCTCAAGGCTGCGGTCGGTGACCGGCTATGGGTCAAAGAGACTCATGCCCGCGTCGGCGACAACGGCGACGATCACATGGCCTGCCCCGACCTGACGAGGCTGGTCTACTACCGCGCCGATGACGTGCAGCCGGAGCTTTCTCGGTGGCGTCCGTCGATCTTCATGCGCCGGCAGGATTCTCGGTTGACGCTGATAGTCACCGACGTTCGCGTCGAGCGGCTACAGGATATCAGCGAGCCGGACGCGATCGCAGAGGGCGTACCCGAGCACCTCGAAGGCAATACCGGCGAGGAAATGTACTGTCAGACTTGCCATGGGAACGGCGTCCATGGCGCATTTGGCCGGGATTTCGGCGTCATCGAAGTTGACTGCCAGGAGTGCGTCACCGCTAAGCAAAAGTACCTGGCACTTTGGAACCATATCAACGGCCATGGCGCATGGGAAACCAACCCCTGGGTTGCCGCCTACACCTTCCGCGTCATCAAGCAGAACATCGACAAGATCGAGAAGGTGGCAGCATGACCGGCGCCGTTCGATATTTCCACGGCGGCTACGGCGGCCTATCGGTTGGACAGTTCGTTCTGCCACCGGCGATGACTGGCGCGCCGTCTACCGCCCAGTTCGGAGCGCACGGCGTCTGCGACACGAGCAAGGTCTATGTCTGCACCGATTTGCATGCAGCGCTTTTCTTCGCCGGCGGCCACCCGTCGGGCAATGGCAAGGTCTACGAAGTTGCTCCTGCCGGCGAACTGACGGCCGACCCTGACGCCCTGATCGATGGGCTGTCGTATTCCTGCGACAAGGCTCGCGTTCTCCGCGTCATTCGCGTCAAGGGCAAGCTCATCAAGCAAATCCGGCGTGATCTTCTCCGAGGTGCGGCATGAGAAGCGTCCCTGAATGGATCGGCAAGCACGACGACCAGAAGGTTCCGGACCGCGTCCGCCAGCGCGTCTTCGACCGTGAGGGCGGCATCTGCCACCTTACCGGAGAGAAGATCGACCCAGTGCGCGACGAATGGGACCTCGACCACAAGGTCGCGTTGATCCTCGGCGGCGAGCACCGCGAGACCAACCTATTCCCGGCCAAAAAAGAGCCGCACCGTCGAAAGACGGCAGTCGAGATGAAGGTCAAATCCAAGATCGCCCGGACCCGCAAGAAGCACCTGGGCATCGCCAAACCAAAATCCAGCCTGTCCCACCTGCGGTTCAAGCGTTGCATGGACGGAACGGTCGTGGACCGCAGAACGGGAGAGGTCATTCGATGAGCGATCTTCTCATGACGCGCCGAGCGGTTTTCTCCGAATGCGGTCTGTATCGCTACCTGCTTGAGCATGATTTCGGTGGCAGCGGTCCCGTCATCTCCCTCGGAATGGTCAACCCGTCCAACGCGGACGGCGAGAAGAACGACCAGACCATGACGAAGGTAGACGGTTTCGCCATTCGGATGGGCGCCAGCAAGATCAAGGTCTGGAACAAGTACGCCTTCATCGACAAGGACGTGACTGCGCTCCGCTCTGCTTCAGACCCAGTTGGCCCGGAGAACGACGCCTACATAGCGCAGGCAGTCGGTGACGCTGATATCCACATCGTCGCATGGGGACCGCTCTCGAAGCTTCCGAAGCCGCTGCGCAACCGCTGGCTCGCTGTCGCTGATGTTCTGTCCAAGGCCGGCGCCAAGCCAATGTGCTGGGGCACCGCGCTCGACGGCCAGCCCCGCCACCCTCTCATGCTGGCTTACGCAACCCCGCTGGTACCTTGGAGCCGTCCATGATCATCCACGACGAAGACGGCAAGGCTGTGAAGGCAGGCGACCGCATCACCTTCAGCTACGGCATCCCCGGAGTGAGGGTTGAGGCACCGATTGTCGAAATTCGCGGCGAGCTTTTCGCTATGACGCCGGGACACACCCCAGACCGATGCAAGCTCAAGGACCTGCGCAAGCACGTCGGCGAGTTCTGGAAGATGCGAGGTGCACCATGACCGCCCCGATGCTACTCGACAGCGAGCAGGCTGCCGAACTCCTCAACGTTTCCACCCGCACCTTGCGTGAATTCGTGAAGGCTGGCGATATAGCCTATGTCCCGCTCGGCGCCGGCAGGTCGAAACCTCGCCTCGGCTTCACCATGGACGACATAAACGAATTCATAAAAAGCCGGAGAACACGCGAGTGTCCGTCTACAAGCCAAAGAACACCCCGTACTACCACTTCGACTTCCAAGTCGCAGGTGTACGATATTATGGCTCTACGGAAACAGCGAACCGACGCGAAGCAGAAGCCCGGGAGAAGGTAGAGAAGGACAAGGCCAAGGCGGCTGCGAAGGCCGCCAAGCACGCCAACGGCGCCGGCCCCCTCACCCTCGGCATAGCCACCGCCCGGTACTGGACCGAGATCGGCCAGCATCACGCCAACAGCGAAACCACCTGGACCGACATCAACCGCCTCGTCGACTACTTCGGCGCGGCGAAGCTCATGTCCGCGATCGGCGACGACGATATCGCCAAGCTCGTCCAGTGGCGACGAGCCCAAACAGCATGGGGCAAGGCTGAGACGAAGGACGGAGAGCCGATGCGGCTCGTGTCGGCCGCAACCGTCAATCGGTCGACGACGCTCGTCATCAAGAAGATTTTCACCCGGGCGAAGCGCACCTGGCGCTACGACTTCCCGCTCGAGCCGAACTGGCGCGACCATTGGCTCAAGGAGCCGGTCGAGCGCGTCCGCGAACTGAAGCAGACGGAAAGCTCGTCGCTCTACCTTGCAACCAGAAGCGACTATCAGCCCATCTTCGATTTCGTGCGCGCCACAGGCCTGCGCCTGCAAGAGTGCATTCTGAAATGGTCAGAAGTGGATTGGCAGACGGGATGGATCACGAAGCCGGGGAAGAACGACCGACCGGTGAGAACCGCGATCACGAGCGAGGTGCGGGAAATTCTGCTCCCGCTGCGCGGCCATCATCCTGAATTCGTTTTCACGTATCAGGCCGCACGCCCGCGGGCTGCCGATGCTTCATACAAAGGGGATGGAGAAGGAAGGAATAAGGGCGATCGCTACCCGATCACCTACAGCGGGTTGAAAACCCAGTGGAAGAGGATCCGCGATAAAGCCGGCGTCGAAGACTTCCGATTCCATGACTTCCGGCATGATCTGGCGACCAAGCTGTTGCGCGAAACCGGAAACCTCAAAACAGTGCAAAAAGCTCTCAGCCACCGCGATATCAAGACGACGACACGTTACGCCCACGTGCTCGACGAAGAAGTCGCGGGCGCGCTCGAATCGCTTTCGAAGCGCAGACGGGCACAAAGGAAGAACAAATGA